GCCTCTTCACTGGTCTCAGCCTTGGCGAGTTCCCCAGCCTTCTCCATTGCAGACTTCATAGCATCTGCAATCGCTTACACCATCTTCTCAGTCTCTTTGTCGTGATCGTCAGCAAGTTTCTGTCGAAGCTTACGAGCTTCGACTTCCTTCTTCGCTTCGTCGATCATTTTATCTATGGCTTCCTTAGCCTCCCGCTTCTTTTTGGCGTCTTCGATCAGTTTGTCAGTCGTCTTAGGCTTGCGTCCAGTTTCTCCAGAGTCCTTCGGTTCTTCTCCAGACTCCTCATTACTATCGCCAGCCTCAGACTCAGGATCGCCAGTCTTATCATAATCCATGTCAGACGCATCGGCTGTACCTTCACCCTTCGCGTCTCCACCGGACCCAGACGGCTTGCCGCTATCGGCGGTTGATCCATCATCGTCCTCCTTGAGCTTGCCAGACTTCTTCAGCATCTCCTTGGCAAGTTCTTCAGAGGGCATAGCCATTGCCTCTGCGTATTCAAGCTGGATTTTCTCCCAAAAGCTAAACAGCTTCTTGCCCATCTTCTCCACGTCAAGTTCAGTGACGGGCAGACCGGGCAGAAGCTTACGCACTTCCTTGTAAACGTGCGTGCCTTTGAGAGTCTTCCACTCCTTATGCTCCTTCTTGAGCAGATACGGAGTACGGAGCGTGCTGCAAATGATTGCAAGAGCCTTGTCCTTATCAGGGACAGCAGGCCAACTTTTCATTGCATTACCAAGCTCCTTGCCTTCAAACAAACCACGCTTTGCAGCTTGCAGATAAGGCGAGTAGCCCGGTGACTCATCTCGTACTCGTTGTTCAATACGTTCATCTTCAAGCAAACCTTCCCAAATCGCCATTTCACCTTTCAACTCACCACTCTTTAATCGGATATACATCCGCTTCGTGTGGTTCAGGTGACTGGCTTCATGCAAACCAACACCACAGTAGACATCGAGCATGATGTCTTCCGGCATTGATTCGTACAGGGTCTTGTCGATGAACATGAACGGCTTTGCAAGTTTCGGATCAGAGAGCGTACCTCCAATTTCAGCAAAGCCAGCAGCACCGGCACCAATGGCACCGATGCCTGCAATATCAATCGTCGTACCTCGGGGCATTCCATGAATCTTGAGCAGGTTATGAACAGTCTCTCGAATGTTCATTAGGTCTGCAATAACTCGCTCCGGTTCCTCATGCTTCCTTCTACGACGGGACCACATCGAACTCATAGCCGAGCCGGACAACTCAATGTCCCGCTCGGTCATTGCATCAGTCAACTCGTCAACAAAGTCACCCTCGTACTCAACCTCTGGGTCACGAGTAGTCAGGTCAAACTCTGTCTTCCAAGCTTTGCCTTTGATTTTCTCATCCATTGCTTAGCTCCACGGTAGCTTCCAAACTCCTAGATCATTCTTATACCCAACGCTCTCACCTACCGCCACTTTTCTGAAAGATTTGACGAATCTTCGTCCTTTCTGACGCATCACCACCATCTGACGAGAAGTGGTTTTCAATGCCAAACTTGATGCCGTTCGCTAGACTCATGCCGTCAACAACAAACTGAGCAGCGGAGAGCAACATACGAGTCGAGATGTAGCCGGTGAACTCACCATCCTTTGTCATCTCTCGTTGCTTGACACCAAGCTGCACAAGCTTCTTGATGTTCACATCATCGAGCTTCGTGCGGTGCTTGATGATCTGAGCTTCCTGAGCCTCCGGCGGGAAGAACAAGTCAATGACAACCTGAAAACGATCGTTCATCGCCTTGTCCATCTCTTCGGTGCCGGTGTATTCCATGCCGATGTTCGCAGTAGCACAGAAGGCAGTACGCTTGCCCTTGTGAATCACAGCAGCATCCTCAGACTCATCCAGAGCTAAGTAACCCTGTCGATCCATCAGAGGCAGCAGGATGTTATATGCAGCAGGCACCGAACGAGTCAGTTCGTCCAGCAGAATCACCGCCCGATCCTTCTTCACAGTACGAACAAACCTCGACTCACCGAACCATGTGCCCTTATCTTTCGAGAAGTGAGTGGCACCAATCAAACTGAGACGAGGCTCAGACATCGCACCCATGTTGAACGGTTCAAACGGAATATCAGCAGACTTGGCTGCCAGATGTACCAACTCAGACTTACCACAACCCGAAGGTCCAGTCAGCAGGATGTTCTGACCGTTGTGGATGCTGCAAACGATTGCATCCCAGACATCGTTCTCGACGTAGAACAATCGAGGATCGGGACGAGCAATCTTCTTCCATGCAGTGCGATCCTCTGTCGGACCAGCTTCGGGTGCTGCCTCGGTGCCCTTCACACTCGGATCAAAGGTCTCCTTGAGTGGTTCCGGCTCCTTCTCAGGCAGGTCGATCTTGGCTGTTCCATGTGCTTCGCCCGCAGCCTTCACGCTCGGGTCGATCAGAGTCAATGCTGAGTCGTGAGACTTCAAGCATTCCAAGAACAGACGCTTGGCATTCAATCTGCCAGACGTGCCCTTGAACGGTTCTGCTCGATCGGGGTCCATCTCCATGAGAATCTGACCGAGGCCCACATCAGGCATCGTCTCACTCAGGACACCCATCTTCGATTGCTCAAAGTCGTAGATGCCCACCTTGCCTTCCTCAAGAGACCGATCACCGATCGGCTCCCAAGACTTGCCGTGGGCCACCACGAACTTGATTCCAGACTTCAAGAACTCCAGATGCTTGCAGGGTGCTCCACCTGCTTCACGCATCCTATGGTGAAGACAATCGCACGTCTCCACACCTTTCGCATTGATCTCGCTGGTGTGGTGATGCTTCACCTTGAGGTTCACGACATGGAAAATCTCGACCTTGCGAGGTCCAGTCTTGAACGCCACATAGAAACTCTTGCCCATGCTTAGCTCGCTTTCTCCAAAAGCTCAAACTTCAACACAAGAGTCCCAACGGGGAACTCTCTGACTACATAAATCGTTGCACCATCGACCTTTCCTTCGACGGTCAACTTGAAGGTGATTACATCAACCTTCGTGGGCAACTTCTCCGGGTCAGGCAGCCATGTTGCTGCATCAACCGGGAAATGACTACCCAACTTCTCGTGAACCCGCACAGCCTCCGTGTAGGCGACTGTTGCAGGGACACCCGTGCCACCGAATGACCCGTTGAGCATCTGCAAGTGCTTGCACGTCGCGTTCTTCATAAACGCAATGCAAGAACATTGGTTGCCATTCAGCAGGTAACGTTTCTTGTCCGTCACCTTACGCTTCTTGACTTCCAACTTTTCAACAGCGTGACCCACTGCCGTCTTACGCAGAACGTAGACAGGTGCATCAAACGCTTCTTCGATCGACTTGTAGATGCTCGAACGGGCCATTCAGGTGGTTCCGGGGTGGTGGTTACAACAGGCTCTTTCAAGCCTTGGCAGCGACAGCCTTCTTCGCAGCCTTCTCTTCGACGGCCTTGAGGCGGTCGGTATCGACCTCCTTGACCTCCAACTTGACACCGAAGGCACGCTGGATGTTGCTGATGATGAGGTCCAACTTGGCGAGCGTGCCTTCCAAGCCGGTGCCTGCCGCAGACGCCACAAACTCGGTGCAGATCATGTCGAGGTTGTTGCCGTCCTTGTCGCTGCCCGTCATCGCCTTCGCAACCTTGAGAGCGTTCTCAACGTTCTCAGCCTGATCGGGATGCAGGACAAACGACTTCTTGACCGTGGCGGACGGGTCTTTTTCCGCACGAGTGCCGGGGGTCTTCTCCTTGCCAGCGAGATCGCGGGCAAACTCGATGACCTGAACCACACTCATGTCCTTGATCTTTTCAAGGAGGTCTTGCCAGTTGTCCTGATCAATCACCTTGACCAGTTCCTTGGCCTTCGACCACTCGACTTCCCGCAGAGTCTCAATCGGGATGCCGAGTTCCACCACAAACTTCTCGTAGATGGCGATGAGGTACTTCGACTTGCGGGGCTTCCAATCGAGTTCCTGCTCAACGTACTCGTCGAAGGACTTGTAGTTGCGAATCTCGCTGGTCTCCTTGTCGGTGAACGTCCACTCTTTCCAGTAGCCGTTCTTCGACACCTCGAACAGCAGTTCACCCTGCATGATGCCCAGCCGATCATCGACCTGCAAGGTCTTCTTGATCGTGTCACGAACAGCGGACTTCCGCTGCTCAATCGGCATGTCCTTCTTCAACACCGGGACGAATGACGCATCCACGTCACTCCAGATGTCGGACCCGACACCCGAGACCTTGACGATCTCAGTCGGAGCCACCGTTGCCGTACCTGCCACTTCTTTCGTACTGTCAGCCATGTTTGCCTACTCCTTTTAGCGTGCAAACGATTGCAAAAGATTGGACTCGACCTACACAGACGGGTCCATTTGAGAGCCAACTATACACGGAGTCACCCTGTTTGTCAAGCAGTTTCCACAAAACGCTTTTCCCTCACAACATCCAAACGGACTGCCACGGCAGGGAACAAAAGCCGTATCTTTCGTGCTTTCACTTGACAGACTCGCCCATCATCGAACGCCAATTTCATTTGCAAGGCATCGAGAACAGGCTTCATCAAGTTGTCAATGTCAGGTCGTGAGGTCATCAGTGCCCACTCAATCTCCTTGTTACGGTCCTCTTTATTCCAAGGAAATGAGTATAACAGGGTTACGCCGATAGGTCCAGCAAGATTTGCCGACCGCAGTTCGCCACTCAACTGATTTGCAAGTTCGTCTACATACGCTCGTTTCTTCTTATCTGTATAAGAATGCCCTGAGAAACGGGTACTTTGCTTACTCTGGACTTTCACCGCGGCCCATGCGTAGTATGTCCGCAGCACCTCAATCTGTGCATCAAAGTTATCCAGATGCTTTCGTAGAGCGTCAATCAAAGGTAACACCTGATAGATCCAACCATTTACGGTCGGGCTGCTTTTCTTTACACTGCTTGATCCAAGCCTTGAAGTCGAGTTTGCTGTTCCAACATTGAAGACCATGAACACAGGACTTTGCTCTCTTATCAGCAGGACTCAGGCAAGCCATCGCAGTCTCCGGGAGTCTTTCATCCCGAATACTCTCCCACACTGCTTTGGCCTTACGCTTCACATCATTGATCCACCGTGGTTCAAACGGATAGACAATGCCCTTCATCTTGAACTGATCCCGTTCCGTAAACAAAAACAGGCTTCGATCAACACCTTTCAACCACATATAGATGTTAGCCTGAATCTTGTAATACTCGGGGATGGACTTGTCATCAGTCAACTTCTCAAAGCCGTAGGTGCTGCCCGACTTCAACTCACAAAGAGCCATTGTTCCTGCTGGAACTTCGTGCAATCGTTTGCAGGCCGTGATCAAACTTTCTTTGACCAACTTGGACATGCCTGCAAAGGCTTCAAGTCGATCCTTACTAACAGTTCCATCACAGTGACCTTTGATTCGATACTTCTCAGACCAAAGGGTCTCTTCAACATACACCCACGTTGGTTCCAACTGACGATTCATCTCATCAATCGCCAACTCCGGGTCAGGATGGAAGCCTTCGTGGATGTGCATTCCAGTTCCATCACCAACAAGTTCTTTATCAGTGATTCTCTTCATCCACTTGCCATACAGGACACCCATCGGGCCAAGAACGTAGTTCTGCATGAAAAAGTGATAGTCTGTCCCCATTCTCATCTTGAGCAGGGACAGACCATCGAAACTACGATTCGGTTTCGGATTCCAATAGTTCAATACCCACTCACGCGGGCACAAACCAGACATATGAGAAGCACGCAGGAAGTCTGTTCCTGTATGCTGATTCGGTGCAGCATTCATGTACGTTCGGACTGACTTTGCAAAGCCATCCAGAACTTCGGGGACAGCCTTATCCCCATGAAAACTGTCAAATGCTTCAAGTATGCTCATCGAGTGCTACATCCTGTCTATTTACACAAACCATTTTTTGGAACACTTCCAAAGGGATCATAACCCATTCCTTTGGGCAGCCTTCAGCAATCTTATGCCAAGTCAAAACTAATCCAGGTTCTTTTCTTTCACCACATGCCTCACGATTGATTTTTACTAGATCAGTCCTAGATACTCCAAGACTGTCTGCTCCAGTCTCTTTACTATCAAGCAGAAAATGATCTAATTTGATATCACCTTTTGATCCGAGCAAAGCACCCGACAGCGGTTGTCTAACTCCCTCAAGACGTTCTGCTAAATCCTGCTCGTGAGCATTTACTCTAGCCTTCATAGACTTGAGTTTTTTTGAGCCAAGTTGTCCACCGATCGGTTTATGGGCCATAACTCCTCGGATCGTATTTTCTATTTCTCTCACAAGTAAGACAAATAGACGTTCTACCATTTCTACGTCTACTATCTCTTACAAATCTTTCAATAGGCAACGTTCTCTGGCAAACAAAGCATTTACCTGTTGTTTCGGTAAAAGTGAGTTTTTCTTTCGCAACGTTGGCATCAAGTTCGCAAAATCTAATGTTACCAAACTCATAATCTTTTGTTGAATCTAGCCTGTCTAATGAAGGCTTATTCAAAGAGTCAAACTCTTGTAAGATTGCCCACTCAAGAAATTCTTTTCTAGTAAATCTTACAGAAACACCAGCATAACACCTATTCTTAGGGTTAGTTTGATTTCTACATCTTTCCACAAGATTGTTATATAGGTTTCCTAACCAATGCTTTCTACAATAAACAGTATTCTTGAACTGTTTAGCAGAGCATTTGGTACATAAACCAAGTTTCTTGTGTAAAGAGTAGTTTATCATGCACCAGTCCAACCTTTAGTGCTGCCAAAACCACTTTCACCACGAACCGTATCACTCAATTCAAGAACTTCGCGGATGTTTGCTCGGAAGCATTCCGCCACCACCATCTGAGCGATTCGATCACCGTGGTTGATGACGAACACCTCATCATCTTCTTTCTCACTGATCTTACCGAGGATGATCTTGATTTCACCCCGATAATCACTGTCAATCGTTCCGGGTGCATTGACAACCAAAACACCGTGCTTGGCTGCCAAACCAGAGCGTGATCTAATCTGGCCTTCATAACCAGTCAAGTCAACAGCAATACCTGTTGGAACCAAGATGATCTGACCTTTCTTCAAGTACATCGGACCATCAGGCAGACAAGCATGGAGGTCCATACCTGCTGCCCCGTCCGTTGCATATTGAGGAAGGATCGCCGAAGGATGCAATCGTTTGCACTTCATACCATGACTCCACATTCTGCGAGAATGATGCTACGCCAAAGCTTCTTTGCAATCTCAGGCTTGTGCTTGAAGTGGGAAAGCAAAGCTGTCTCTGACTTACAAACAGTGACATCAAAGCCAACACCATCACCGATCTTCTTCACAAGCCCAACCTTCTTACCAAACTTCAACAACTGCTTGTCGTTGTCTACCTCACCTTTCTTGTATTCCTCCGTGTCCTTCAACGCCATGCTAATTTCGTACTCAAGATGCGGGATGTAAGTCTTGTTCTTCTTCATCACACCCCGCAGCGTGACGTATGCAGTCTCCTTATCCTCCGGGCCATCCTCAATCTTAGGTGGCTTGGTGAACAACATAATGCTTGAAGCAAACTCCTGCCCCTTGCCTTTCGGAAGCACCCGAGGGTCTCCCATAACAACACCCAACTTCTCTCGAAGCTGATTGATACAAAGCAATAGAGGTCCGCCGCACTTCGTCGTCTGGCTCAACTTGTTCAGACTTGCGTTCCATCTACGCATAGCCTTGTTAACAAGTCTTGCACCAAGACCCATCTGCCAATCTTCGGCAGACTCCTCAACTTCTTTGATCGGAGTCATTGCTTCAATCGAGTCGAGAACAATCAACCCGAAAGCATTTTCTCGAATGGCAGCATCAATGATGTCAACCGCCTGTTCAGCGGTTTCAGGTCTAGCGACCACATGGAAATCACCATTGAAACCATGAGCCGCAGCCCATCTCATATCAAAACTGCCTTCAAGATCAATAAACAATGCAGGGCTTGGAGTAAAGTCTCCACACTTGCACAAATCATGGAAAGCACGACAGTTCATGCAGTGCTTCTCAACATTCACACAAGCCTTGATTGCAAGCAGTGTCTTACCTGACGAGTAGTTGCCTGCCACCAATGCAATGCGTGAGAAGGGCCAGCCTCCACCAAGACAAAGATCAACATGAAGAATACCAGAACTGAATCGGTGCATCTGCAAAGCAGTGAACTTGCCTCCCTTTTCAGCAACACTGCCTTCGTAGGTCTTATTAATCTTGTCAATAAAGGCTTGTACACGAACATCGGCGACAGACTTAGGCATTAGGATTTCCTCTTTGCGGTACGATATTCCTTCACTGCTGCAACCTGATCGTTCAACTTGACATCGGCAAACTTCTTTGCTGCATTGTAAGCAGCATCAAGTTCTTCGACGTAGCAGGGAAGACGAACAGAGACTCCCACCTGCACCGATTCAAAGTCACCCATGTTGATAGTCATACGAGCATCAACACCGATCTCTGCAACAGGTCCGTGGAAGACACGAACTTCCATTCTCTCCTCATCCATCTCTTCTTTCTTCACCACCCGAGACTCTTTGTAAGTTCTCGACGTGGTGATGATTCCAGCCATGTGTGTTGGCTTGCCTGCTTCATGCACAGCCATCACAGCAGACTTCGGAGGAAAGATATCCTCAGCCGCCTTTTCAGGAATGACTCTTGGATCGGGACGCGGTTCTCTGCCATGCTCTTCCATGCTTTACTCCTATTCTTGCTTTACAAACCCAAGTTCTTGATAAACCTTTGCACGCTTCTCGGCCATTCTACGGTTCCAAGGCGTGTCAAATACAGGATCAACAACCAACAGCCTCTTCTTATCTCCGTGAGGACGTTGGATTCTTCCTACAACCTGTTCAATGTCAGTCTTAGGCGTAGCAAGTAGCAACGTATCAATATCAGGAACATCCGTTCCTTCTGCAATCATCGGATACGTTCCAATGATCAATTGCTTCTTCTTACTTGCCTCAAGTTCTGCCTTACTAAGTTTACCACCACCAATATACAACCCAACATCAGGAACTTTACCTAAGTCTACCATTCGCTTCATAAACAGACTACGAAGCGTCATACAGTGCTCAACTCGATCAGTTACAATCAACATCTTTCGACAGGCTGCACTTGATTGCACAAACTGTTCAACCAGCCAGTTGTTATATGCCGTGTTCTCCGAAATTGCAGTAATGTAACTTGCAGCACTGATATATGATCCATGCCGGAACATCTTATCAGTCAGAGCAGTCTTCCAGAGAACCTGAACATACTCACCAGTCAATCTTACAACCCGAGGCTTTGCAAGCACAGCACCGATATGCCAATGCCAAACACAATCAAGTCCATCAGAACGCCTCCAAGTAGCAGATATACCGAGGCGTTTTCTAGCATTGACTCGACGAAGAACGTACTCAAACGTCTCTGCGGGATACCGATGGCCTTCATCATAAATCACCACTCCAAAACTATTCCAGAAGTCTTCCGGGAGGGTGTCCATTCGGGCATACAACGTCTGGGCCATTGCCGTAACAAAGTGACAGTTCTTGTATTTCAGACTGTCCTGCTGCACATGCCCTGCATTGATCCCCGGCCAGAGGGCAGGCTTGCCTTCCTTCGGATAACCGAATGCAGTTCGATGCCATTGCTCAGCAAGATCATTCTTATGCACCATAATCAAGGCAGGCGTATTCAATCTCGCAGCAACATCCATTGCCATGAGAGTCTTACCCGCTCCGCAAGGTGCTTCAAGAAGTCCTCCGTATTCACCTTCTTCAAAAGCTTGCGTTATGCAAACGATTGCATCCAGTTGGCCGGGACGATAATCCCAACCTTCTGGAAACTTTATCTTCGGCCATGAAATATGTGGAAACGTGGTCTTGTCTTCAATCTCAAGACCATACTCTCGGAGTGCTTTCATGCCCCAACGACGAGGTACACCAATCAAGTCATCTCGAAGTTCGTAGAGCTTCACAGACTTGGGTGGTCCCTTGAAAGGCTGCCACTCAACGGTCATGTCTTCCATGATCCGCTCGGCATCCACCTTTGAATAGGGAACCCACAATAATCTATCGAGAATTGCTTTCATCCCTTTGCCTTATCCCAAGAGTCAACCAACTTTACGTCTGCTCTGATCGGAACCTTGAACTGTACACTGTTCTCAAGGTAGTGTTGAACAGTTGTCTTCAACTCTTCTGCCTTACTCACTTCAACCTCAAAACAAACTTCGTCATGGACAAAGTTGATTGGAAAGATCGTGTTCATCCAACTGCCATCTTTGATGAAATGATCCCTCATCTTGACTTGGCACAACTCAATATAAGCACAGGCAGAACTCTGAATCGGGAAGTTTACAAACATATTCAGAGCGTGCTTGTAATTCATATGGATGTCTTTCTTGGAGATTCGACGCTTACGCCCGAATACGTCCGTACAGACACCAGAGGACTTCATCCCCGATTCCATGTTAATGTGCCACTTGCGGATACCAATATACTTCCGCATGAAGCCATCAATGATCGTATCCCACTCGTCAATCGACAGAGAGGGATGCTCATAGTGCATTCGTTTGCCGGTTGCACAGTAGATCAGAGCAAAGTTACATTGCTTGCCAAGCTGACGATCACCTGCCAGAGCAGAAATACCATCAGCAGTCATTCTGTGCAGGTCAAGACCATGCCAGAATCCTTTGATCCGTACATCTTCTTCTGTCTTCTCTCCCCGACAAACTGCACAATCACCAGTCTTTTTATCTGCCTTGATATGCGGCCGCTTGCACGTTGGGCAATACTTGAGGATATTCTCATCTTCCTTGCACCCACACTTCGGGCAAGCATGAAGAATCTGACTTTCCTCAGATCCCTTCGAGTTACATGCAGTGCAAGTCCAGTCACGGTATGCAGCCAAGAACAAAGGATCTTGGGCAACGTGAGCACAAACACGCAACTCAATCTGGGATAAGTCGGCTACAAGCAACTTGTAACCCGGACGTGCTACAACACATCGACGGATACTAAGATGCTTGAAGTCTTCCGACAAGAAACTTGGAATGTTCTGGAAGTTCGGCTTCTCCATCCGAGTTCGGCCTGTCGTACTGACAATCCAAACAGTCGGATGGATTCTGCCATTCGGATCATCTAAAGCCAGCCGAGTCAGCGGCTCAATGTATGTTCCGATCATCTTGGAGCAGTTGCGATACTTAACGATTTTATCACAAACCGGATAAGCCTTCGCCAGAGTCTCCATCGCCTCTGCGTCTACTGCAAACCGTTTGCCTGAACCTGTCATTTCGATGCCACGGGTTGAATACCCAAGCTCATCGAATAATCTCTTTGCCAACTGGTCGCCAGAATTCAGATTGATCGGGCCGATGTCACCAAAGATTTCATACTGCAACTTATCACGAGCAGTCATAAAGCCAACAAGCAGTTCACGAGCAGTGCTAACATCCCACTTGATGCCAACCAACTCCATGTCTGCAAAGACTTTCACGACCGGCATCAGAATCTTCTTGAACAGATTGAGAAGACCCTGACGTTCTAACTTCGGCTTCATATCCATCCACAACTTCCACTCCCAATAAACGTCATCGAGAGCGTACTTGCGGAACTTGAGGGTATTCTTGCCGTCTGCCGATGCCTCCTTGAACTCCATCATCTGATGCTTGTACAATTCAAGCACCACAATTTTCAAACCAAGTTGGTTGGGTCGCCTGTTGTCATCCAACAGATTCATTCCAACCATCGGATCACAGATATGCTCGGGATACTCCTTTGGAGTTATCCACTTCGTCGCCACAACGCATTTGAGGTCGTACTTACCATTGTAAGCAACGACCTCAATAGCGGGCAGATCAGGATTTTGGGTTCTAGCAAAAACAGCCTGCAAAATCTTCTTCGCCAATTCAAGATCAGTGACGTACCAGAAGTCTAGCCCCGTCCCTATTCCAACTCCCCAAAGCTCAAAGTCTGGTTTGCTAAATTCTTTCTCAGGATCATGTTCTACGTCAAAGACAAAGACTTTTGTCTCTTCAACTTGCCGTAGGACTTCCTCCAACGTCGGAACCCGCATAGGGTCCGCCATGATCCTCGCCAGAATCGTGCTCATCGGTCAATCCAATCTTTGTCGTTATCGCCGTTGCTCGATTTCGGAGCTTTCCGGCCTTGCGAAGTTGCTGGAGCCGGATCAAAACATCCAAAATATCGAACGTTTTTCCGGCTTGGGCCACAGTCTCTTCAGTAACACGCAGGAGCCAAGGTCTATATTGTCTTTGGAGAATGTTCTCTGCCGTGATTTCCGTAGGCAGCTTGTTAAACACTGCAATCAGGAAGTTGTCAGAACGGTCATCCCATCCACTCAACTTATCATTCGACAGATTCAAATGTGTCATAATCATGTGACTCATCCTTACTCTTTACCTCGGCCTATTCCAAGGTGTGACAGAGTATAACATGAATCACTTGAAAATGCAAACGTTTGCACCGGAACGTTATCCGGTGCAAACGTAGGAGCAGGCTGTTAATACCTCACAGCCGTTGAACTGCCTTCCTCCTTTGAACCGGAGGAAGCAGGTTCATCGTCATCATCACTACCGGCCCATGTGCCACCGCCCATCTTAAGGGCTTCGAGCACTTGTTTGACCTTCTCAGGATCAGGCTTCAAGATCGAGGCGTAATCAAACTCCTTCGGATCAGGTACAGCACTCATGTCAATATGCTTGATGTATTCAAAATCTTCACCAACACTCGGAGACTTGTCCGAGCTTGTCCTGAAGACTTCAAACATTGCACCCCTAAGACCCTTACCTTCTTCTTTCAGTCGCAAGAACTTCCGCTTCATCTTTTCTGCGACGTTCTCCTTGGCAACAAGCAACTTTTTCTCATTGGAACGCTTCTTACCACTCTTGTCGGTAAACTCATGGGTATCAATCACGGTGAAGAAGGCACCCTTGTACCTCGCACCCTGATTATTATGTCCAGTTGCCCATGCACAAAGCGGACATGGTACACCAAGAGGACGAAGGCAGGTGAACCAGTTACGGAAACTACCTCCCAACTTGATCTGATGCTCCCACAGGACCGGAGCCTTATCACCTTCGGTCAAGAAGATGATCTTTCGACTTGTACCCTTCGGCATCCAGAATCGGTTGCCACCTCCACCGGCACGATAGTCACCTTTCATGTCGGTATCAAGACCTGTTCCCAACAGCCAACTCGGGGTTTCTTCGGGCATACTCAAAACTCCTTTCTACATGCTTCAAAATAACTCAAAAACTCTTCACGACTCATCTTGCCTACGTCTACACCGACGGGCAGTTTTGCTCTTTTCAATCCGGGGACTTTGCCTCGGAGTAACTTCTCAGCCTTGGCCCAACCAGTATTGCCTGCCTTGTCATTATCATACCAGAACCACATCGGCATGTCAAGAGAAACCAAGTCTTCTGCTTGTACATGACTCATCTCGCCGTGAAACGTGCAACAGATATTTGCTTCAAGTTCTTGGCACCACTCATACCCTTTAAGCAAGCACATATACCCTTCGACAATAATCGTTCTCTTGAATGTAGTCTTGAGGTAGTTTGCACCACCAAGGCAGTGACTCGCTTCAAAGCCAAAGTAGTTGTAATACTTGGCTGGATGCTCTACGCCGGGGAGGAGACGACCGACTCCTCCCACCAATCGTCCCCTTCGATCATAAACCGGAAAAACAACACGGTGCCGTGTCGGATCATATCGGAGGTCAAATCTGCCCCACATGGGTAAATTGATCCCCCTACTAACAAGATAATCAGACGCGGTTGGGACATCTTGTACCCTCGGAAATCTCTCCAAAACCTTCGGATTGAGTGCAATCGTTTGCACTTTCTTTGGAGATTTAGTAAAGTCTCTAACTCCTGACGTTGCAACGTTCAAACTCATCTCAAGCGTAGGCTTGTCACTTACCAACAAATGATCGGCAACTGCTTTCAGTTCAGGCTTCTTAGCCAGTTCTGCAAAACTATCTACCAGTTGCCAAAGCTTACCTTTCTCACCACAAGCAAAGCACTTGAACAATGTTGGTTGTGTGTCCGAGTATCTAATACTTAAACTAGGACTATTATCAGTTCCCTTTTCGTGCATCCATTGAGCAAGCGGGCAGCAAATACTCATCTGCTGCTTCTCAGGGTATTGAAGTGTTTGATCTTCAGAAACTCCAAGAAGTTTCAAGATGTCTAAAACTTCAGATTGCTTCATACTTCTTAAGTCTTGAAATCATTACTTCTATTGCTTGTGGGTTTTGATCTATTAGAGTAACGTTTCGCTTGTTTCTAAGACAAGCTTCTCCAAAACTTCCACTACCAGCAAAACAATCTAAACAAGAATCTCCTTCATTGCTATGAACTCTAACTATCCACCTCAATAAACCAAGGGGCTTTTGTGTGGGATACCCAACTCTTTCTTCACTATTTGTAGGAACAATAGTATGCCACCAAACATCAGTTGGTAACTTACCTTTATGTGCTTTCTCTGGTCCTGCTAAACCAGGAGCCATGTAAGGGATACGTTCTTGTTCACTTTCATTGAACACATAATCATTGGATCGAGTATACCACAAAATCGTGTCGTGCTTTGTGGCCCATTTTCTCTTTTGCCTTGCACCGTAATCATATGCCCATATAATCTCATTTCTAAAGTTATCTCGCCCAAAAATCTGATCAAGCCATACTTTGACGTAATGAACCTCTCTCCAATCAAGATGAACAAACAATGATCCTGTATATTTAAGTTTATGTCTCAACTCAAACAAAACAGGCTTCAAGAAACCCTCATAATCATCAAACTTATCTCTGTACTCCTTACCTGCAATCGTTTGCACCTTACCTGTGTTGTAGGGTGGGTCAATGTAGATCAAATCAAAAGATTCATTGTGAATCTTTGATAATTCTTCTAAGGCTTTACCGTGAATAATCTTATACATTAGAATGTAATCTCGTGACTACCCTCTTCAGTTTCAGAACCACTAGAGGCTACCTCGAACAATCCACCGCCAGCTTCGGAGAAATCCATCGACTCCATATCCCAAGCGATCGTGAACATATCGAAGGCTCTATCACCATCACGAACCTTGAGTGGGTGAATCTCCATTCGCTTGATCAGTCGCAGATCGTCGTCCTGATACATACCAATCAGGATGTCCGGGTTGATAAACCATTCCTTACCGTAGCGAACGTTCCATGCTCGAACGTGCTTGGTGCCCTTCTTCTTTTCTTTCCCGGTTTCCTCGCTGTCACCAAACTGCGTTGTCACAATCCAAGGAACGTTGCTCATTTCTGCAAACATTTGCAGATCATTGACGATTGAAACGGTCTTGGCCCATTGACCATATCTTTCATCACCTTCAAACCTATAACCACCGTCGATGATAACGATGTCAGGCTTGTGCTGCTTCACCAGCATGTATACGTCACGAACAGTCCTGACGGTTTTCTTATCTACCACCAAGATGTCGCTCTCTACCTTCTCAACCGCAGCCTCTTCAAGCCTCTTCTTCCAGTCTTCTTCACGCATTGCATCAAGCTCTGCGTCCCGCAACTTACCAAACGGTAACTTGTACCGGATGGCGTCAATTCTTCGCTCAATTCGTATGGAACTCATTTCCAGAGTTACAACGAGAACCTTCTTGCCTTTCAACTCCGCATCGTGGGCACAAATGCAGCAAAACCAAGACTTACCAGTGTTTGACATGGCAGCCACAACATTCAGACTGCCATTCACCCAACCCTGAATAATGATATCCAACTTCTTCCACGGAGTCGGAATACCAAGCAAGCCCTTTGTGGCCTTACTGTCAATGTAAGACTTGAATCTCTCTGGACCTGACTTGCGATAACTGACCGTTTCTTCTTTTTTCGATTCTGCTTTGAGTCTCAACGTTGCATCAGACAGGATTGCCAGTGCAGCATCGGGATCACGGTCTTCAATTCTCTTGATTGCAGATCGAACATCAGACTCAAGACTAAGTGTGAGACTTCTCTTCCGAATAAGCTCACAAACATAATTCAGAGGTTCGAGATCATCAGGAAGTGTGCTTCCGATGTTCTCCTCAACCATCTTGCCGGTCGGCCATGAACTATGCTTCATCACATAGTCACTGACCCACCGAAATCCAACTTTGGCCTCATCAAATACATGAGACTCGTCAATACCATGACGAGTCAAGGGTTCAAACGTCTGCTCTACACAGAGAGCACGAAGAAGTCTTTTGCCGAGCGGGTCGATGTCACACCTCCAAATACTTATACGTCTTACCTACTTTGACTGCGTAAACAGTTGAATGATCTACTCCAAACTGTTCCGCAATCTCATACAGTGTGTGACTTGACAACATTCTACGAATCTGTCTTACATCATCGTTTGACAGTTTTCTAACCGGATTATTTCCATGTTGGCTGCAATCAATTGCATTTTGCTGATGAGTTCCCCAACAAAGATTCTCAAGTCTATTGTCTTGTGGATTTCCATTCAAGTGCCTACACACTTGTCCTTCGGGCCTACTACCAACATAAGTCTCTAAGACAAGCACATGGACAAGGAATCCTCTAACGTTATTGTTCCTAGACAAGTATACTCTCTTGTGTCCAGACCGTAAAGTCTGTTGAGAACATTCACCTCGCTTAGAAAACACTTTACCATCTGTCGTGATAAAGTATCCGGGATAGTTCGTGACCTGTTTCATGTGGTAAACTCGTCTTGGATTTCCTTTGCAAGCACATCTCTAAAGTTGTGGCCTGAAACTTTGATTGGATACAAGGCTTCTCGCATTACTGCGGCCAAAGCCGGAAAGTGCATACGAATGTCATTAGGATTCAAGTTTGTGGTTACAATCGTAGCCCGTTGGTTGTTGATTCTTTCTCGTAAAAGGTCTTCCACAAAAGGATCACGGTTGTCATTGTAGATAATCAGTTCATCGAGTACAAGGATTGGCACCTCTGCCGCTCTTTCCCAAACTGTGTTTTTCTTGTCAAACATCTCCTTGGTCATAATCGCTCGGGCCAGATTCGGTGCCCGAAGCCACAGACCAATGTAACCGTGCGTAGCAGCGGCTTTGAGGATGATGCTTGATATGCCTGTCTTGCCACCACCGTAGTCACCATGCAGAAGCAGTCCAAGTCCTTGCTGGACGTTAGACTTGATGCTTTCAATATACTTCTGAATGTATTTCTTGTGAGGACATGATTCAGGAATCTCCGCAAGTTTTGCTTGCCAATAGAGCTTCGGCAAGCACATCCTTTCAAGGTGTTCTGTCGTGATCTTATATATCATTTCTTACTCACACCATAAAACGTTTTCTAGAATACTTACCACAAATAAGACACTTGTATCCAGAATCATTGTTGCCTGACGGATCGGGAATGTACTCACTCTCTTGGTGAGGACATTTTTTATACAGTTCGTGCATTTCTACTTCAACTTGATGCTTCATTGCCTCAATTTCATTTATCCATCCAGTAATCTGAAGAAGTTTTGCTTTAGCTTCCTCTACTGTAAACTTAACTGCATTAGACATAATACACCTACAGTTATGTACTCAAAAACTACCATCCGGTTTCCGGTGCAGGCTTCGTTGGATCAAACCTATGAGTCACAGTTTCCTTCACAACTGTCTTTGTTTTCGGTGTCGGGATGCCTTCGGTCTTACAACAAACGAACCGAGGCCACAACTTACTACTACCAATCATATTGAACGTTGGTCGTCCATCAAGCCCAAGCCCAGACTTGATCTTGTCCCAATTCTCAAACATAAACTCGACAACTTCGTAAACCTGCTTGGCAGACTTCGACCATTTAATTGCTCGACCAACGTAAACATACGTCACGGCATGGGGATTGCCTCGCTCACCTTCCGTGATAAGCGGGCAGGGTTCCCCATATTTCTTTTCGTACTTTGCTGCAAACAATTGCACTATGTCCTTTGCTCGGATCGGAGTTTCCTCCAACGAGTCCATAACAGTGCGTGCAATCTTTGTCCTCGTATCTTCGCTGAGTTCTCTTGGGGGTTTTGGTGGTGCTTCTTCTTTGCTGGAGACCAGTGCCCGCGATTCAGCCAACTTACGTCGAATGATCTCACTAGGACTCAGGGCTTCAGACTTTACTTCAGACTTCTCGGGTTCTGGTTCTGACTTCTCGTTCTTTACAAGATCATCAAGGTAGAACTTCAACTCAAAGTCTTTGATCTCACCGAGGCAGCAAAGAACTTTGCCATATGCCTCATTCTTTGTGAGCCATCTTCTCTTTATCATCTCATCAAGGATTCTCTCGATAGTCAACTCAGAAAGGGCAGTTAGTCGTGCAATCATTTGCACATCAAGCCCTGATACAAGCAGGTTGTCTAACTTTGCTCGTTTTGTGACCTCACATTCGTTGCTAAGAATGTCCGCTCTCAAAACAAGATAAGCTACGGTTGCCTCCTTTGTGGCATCCCGTAGCTCTCGTGACCGAAAGAACTGAACTGGAAACGACATAGGCTTATCTTACTCCAAATCTACTCTTGTGTCAAATCAGACAAACTCTTCAACCGTCAACGACATGCGGATGCTCGAATCAGCAGCCTGCCATGCAAGATTGATTTTACGGACAACTCCTTTTACCGGGTCTTTCGTGTCAGACCTATTCCACTGAACAACGTTATTCAAATCAATCTCTTTGATATATGCAATATCCAGTTGCCAAGTATGCTTGGCCTGTGCTTGCACATCAAAGGCTCGTTGAGCAACCAAAGCAGCAATCGTCTGGTTGTCGATATACGGATTGTCGATCTCAAGCCAACGGATGCCATACTTCGATGCCAAAGCCGGGTCCGTGAGAGTCACATCAATCCGATTATCTTCTTTTTCGTCAGCAGACTTGTCAGAACGATACCTCGGCCCAATGTTTTGAGTCCGGGGTACAGTCGTGAAGTCTTTGACTGTGTACGCCGCATTCACCATCATACTCTTTGGAGTCGTCAGGCGGTTGTTTGCAAACCCACCTGCTTCATTCCAAGGAATACGACGAACTTCAATCGTGACATTCACATTGTAAGTACCCGGAGTGAATGCCGGAGTCTTTGCAATGTTGACCTGAATCTTTCCGTTGCCGTACACCTGATTCAAAGTCACTGCGATACCAGAAGTCGTACTGGAATACACAGCATTGCGAAGCTCGTCAACGTTTGCATTCTGAACATACAAATCCAACTGGTAATAGACACCAGTGTAGTTGATATTCAGAACATGCACAGCATTGTAAACAGAAATCAATCCAGCTTCTTCGAGACTGGTATATCTGCCTCGAACTCGAACAGCGGAGAAACCTTCTTCTTCTGTGATGGTCTTCTTCGACGTGATCAGATACTCGTCGGCAATGATAACATCAACAGAGCTTGCCCCATCCTTGAATTCCTCATTGATCATCACCCCGGACTTATTGATAAACAACTCACAACCATATGCTTGTGCAAGTTGCTTGAATGCGTGAGCCGCACTTTCTTCCGAAATCGTGATCTTCTCAAGGGCGTTTCCGTAACCAGTGTTCTGAAACTGAAACACCGTTCCGTCGTCAACAAGGCCCATGAAATGAGTAGCAAGTTCAGCCATCAATTCTTTGACTGTCGTTGAATGACCCAATGCAGGATCAAACGTATAAGTATTGATCGGCTTCATCTCCAGCCGATTCAAGAAACTCGTACATTTAATTGCCATGACATTGGTTGCATGATTAACCTCGCAATCAAAAGACTGCGGGGCACCTAAGAACCAAAGAGTCGTGACACCATTCACCTCCAGATAGAGCCTTACCTCTTTCTGGAGATTATCCACATCATCAAAATTATTCACATTGACAACGTTGATGCTTGCAGCCGGGCCATCATCCATCGACAATGAAACATCCCAACTAATCAGAGTCTTCTTATCCAGAAAACTCAGAGTAAGTGGGTTATATCCACCAGACTTGTCTACAACCGTTTGCTGGAGTGTCATTGTCTAAAGCCTACGGGAATCAGACTGGTGTCCGTGTGGTTCTGCCAAATCTGAGCACCACCAAGATCAGCCAGCTTGAGTTTGTCTGACATCATCTTCTCTAGGTCTGGTCTACGGACAAGTCCGAAATCAGTCATAATCTTCTCAGCATCACCAGAGACCGTATGAGTCTGGTCAAACTTGTGTGTCTTGTTAAACCTTACCAGACTCCACTGGTAGCCAGTCATTCTTCTAAGGAAGTCCGGCCTGACTTCTTCGGGCATATAGTCTAGGCAATCAATTGCAACCAAACAGCCAGCCTTCGGCCACGGACCTTTGATATCCTCGTGCATCGTGAAGGTCTTAGCTTCGTTTGACATAAGCTCGACACATTTCGGATCAGACTCCATACCAACAAGTTTCACACCGTATGCCCGAGCAAAGTCGATGAACTTGCCATCAAACGAGAAAAGCTGGAGACACATATTGTCACCAGCAAGAGCCTTCAGCACATTGCACCAGACCTGAAGTTGGTTCAACCTCAAACCAGACTTGACAAAGCCAAACCGATTCGTGTACCACGGGTCTTTGTCTATCTTTCGCTTGAGAACTTCATCCCACTTATCAATCATCGTCTTCACGTTGAAGACCGAGATTTCATGCAGTCCCCAATTTCTTACTTTGGCGTACTCTTCTGGTTCCTTGAGGTACTGAATCGTTCGTTCAGCCATTGCTCGAACGTCAGGAATGCTCCATAGACATTCAAGCTTCGTATCGCAGGCAGCATCAGGAACACAAGCCGGGCCGGCGATCTCCTGAAACGTGGTATTGTTCGGACAGACATTAACACATCCGCAAGCCATTGCTTCGATTGTGCCGATACCAAAGCCTTCACCAGAACTCATACTGACTCGGAAATCAGCCATATTGTACAACTCAGCCAAGTCTGCATCTGTGATCTCCCCAACGCCTTCAACGTCAGTGAAGATTACATGATCTTCGATGCCGTAGACCTTTGCAAGATTCGGCAGGTCGTATCCCATTTCAGGGAACACCTTGGGCCAGACCACTGCAATCAATTGCACAGAGACTCCAGCCTTGATAAGTCTTCGCATGTAGTCAAACACCAAGTCCCATCGCTTGCGTGTATCGTTTCGATCAACGGCCATGATGACCGTATCTTCAAAGTGAGTCTTGAGTCTCTTTGACCACTTCTTCTTGAGACCCGTCTTATCCAGAATCTTGAAGACATCCAGATCAATGCCGTGATAGATGTATTCAGATCCAATCGTGTTCTTCCAGAGGTTCACACCGTACTTGCTCAAGTGGATGAATCTCTCACTTGGTACAAACGGGAACATCTTGTCGTGATCCTTGGGCAGACTCACGCCTTCCCACGGCGTCCAAAAGTAGCAAGGCACATTACATGCCATTGCAACCGATTGCACTAGAGCAACTTGGTGTCCTAAGAACGTGAAAGAAATGATTACGTCAGGCTTGATTATACCAAGCAGATTATCAATTTCGTTTACATCAAAGTATGTACAGGTCCATTGTGTGAATCCTTTGACGTTATCATCTCGCATACCACCAAGACCAAGCAGATGAACCTCATGGCCTTTTGCAGCTAAGCCTTGGCACAGATACTTCGTCTGCTTACCAAAGCCCGTTCTTTTAGAGATCGTCTCACCAATGATTGCTACTCTCATCCTTGTAATCCTTCTTGCTTACAGTGAGCCAGAATTACATCACTGGCACCCGTTATCCATACTTCTGGATCAACTCCGTGAGTCTTTGCCTCACAGAGAGGGCAATACTCAGTTTTATCTTCTTTGACTGTTAACAAATACAGGCCACCACATTCAAGGGCAGCCTCCGAAAGCATAAGGTTCAAATCAAACAGTGGGTCATAATCCTTGCTTGTCAGAGTACCACCTGCAAGTTTCTTTATTACGACCTGCCTGATACCTTCTTCGTCTTTAACTAGATGCGACAGCCCGCGAGACTGGATAGCCTCTTTGCACTTCGTCCAGTGTTCAGAACACATTTTCATATATTCAACCCGGAGGAATTACATTCGTCAGTCGGCCAATCACAGACAAGAGCAAAAGCAACAGTAGTAACCAAAACGGCCAGTATTTCCATAACCATTCAAGTATAACTCGTTTCTTACTCAATGTCAACTCCAAACTGCTTGAAGTATGCTTGCACGTTCGTACCAGTTCGCATGAAGAAATCATTACTAAGCGTGATCGAACGACCCTTTCTCAGATGATCTAGCCAGAAGTTCGTCAGCCAGCCACCTGTCGGAGTATGTGCTGTGTACCAAGTTTCACCCTCTAGAGGCCAACCAGTCTCTCCATCCCACTCAGTTGGTCTTTTGAAGTAATTGTTGCTTAGAACAACGCACTCGCCGGTCAGTTGATCAAGTGGGAATGCAAATGATTGCATCCAATCAGGTATGGCTTCACCACGCTGGAGGAACTCCGTTGTGATGCTCCAAGGTTCCCCAATCAAGTGTGGTGCAGTCTTATTTGGAATCGCCTCAATATAGACTCGCCTTCCACGCTTCTTGAGCCGCTCCCACAGATTGTATAAACCTTCACCGGGTTGGATATTGCTGCTAGCGTCTAAACCGATATCACATCCAGCGTCCACGGCAGGCTTGATATTCATGTCGGCATATACTTGCCATACTTGATCACGAAGTTTCAAGTCCTGAATCTTCTCGATTCTACCGAAGAAACTTTCTTGTGGATTCGGTGAGCCGTAGTAGACAACTACTTGCTCAAAGTCCTTGCGTGCTTGTTCAAGAACTTTCGGAAACTCCTCATAGAGTTTCGGCAAGCCCATCTCGCGTGCCCGTGTCAACTGGTCAAGCTGCATTTGGGTTTCCACACCCGGAAGAAAGCGACATCCGTGTGGGTTATGCAGCCATAGACGTTTGAACCCAAGTCGTGCAAGTGGTTGCATGAGAGTTGTATAACTCCACATCCAACCGTTCTCTGGGATTCCCCATCCCATCTTGCGAACGTGATTCAGGTCGTTACCTTGAGCACCGAAGTTGAATATCCCATAGACTTTAGGCATTAGACTCCAGCTTTCTTCCACTTAGAACCTTCCGGGTGCTTGCATCCGTATTGATCGGTTTCCTCGAATCTAAGTAGGTCCACGAGGTTCTCTTTGCCCGACAGTTTGCAACCGCAAATGCCACAGCGGGCAACTTTATTGGCTTCGTCGAAAATCAACAACTCGCATGATCGACAGATTTCTAACCTACGCTTTCTACGATCTGATTCGACTCCGTTTCCCAAGAACAGGGCACTTGCAACAGACCACAAGTTCTTAAGTGAGATTTCTGGTCTTGTTCTTAGTTCAAGTTCCCCATTTTCGGGAAACTTGATACTTTCCGGTGCGGGTTTCTCGGGCATTGTAACTTGAACACTCGGCTCACTCGCCGCAGCGGGAGATTTTTCAGGTATTACAGGGTCACTTACTTGTGCAACTGATTGCACGGTGTCTGTATATAACCCTGTCGGGTGACGTTGTTTCAACATTATACCATTGACCGAAATCTTTGTCAACCTTTTTCGGTAATCATTCGCACGCTCTTGCTCCGCACGCGATATCTCCGCGTTGCGGTATTCTTTCTTCAACTTTTCATAGCACGACATGACATCCACGCGAATCATTTTGTCATCATGCTGAATAGCACATTCCCGAAGCTTCGTCTCGAAAGCATCCGGGAACGGCATTGCTCTAACTTCTTCAACTGTGAAATCTCGGATCACGGACGGTCCTTTCTGTACTCTTTGTCTATTTGATGAACAAATCAACACGGGCCTCCACCACAATATGAATTACAATCAGAGTAATTTACATAATCTGTTATACAATCACTGCCTCCGTCAATGCCTACACATGGCCAAGTACCACAAGATAATGTAGTAGAATTACCACTCCAGTATTCCGTAGACATTAGATCATACGGAGGAGTGCTTCTGTATCTAACTAATGGAGGTATACAAAATCTACAACAATTGTCAGGATCGTATATTGTGTAGGTATAGGTGATTATCTGACTAGAAAAAGAACTTACTGATCCATTACAAGTAGAACAGTAAGCTCTACTAAAGGAATAGTCTCTATCAACTTCATATACATGTTCATAACAGTTTTTAGTGTCTACATAAGTGTAAATGTCTGTAGACTGAAGGGTAGGACTGTATGAACCATCATCACAGCAACAACATCCTATATACGTTTCAACTCTACTTGAAGGACAGCTTTTTGTAGGACAACAGTAACTTATTTCAAAGTAGTTATCAAAAGGTATTGGATCACATTCACAGCAACATTCTATAGAAAACGGATAAAAAGACTTTACCCATCCTAATTCATGTATAGTGATAGTAACACAGCATGGATTATCTGGAATGTTATCAGACATTTCAGATGTGTACACTAGACTTATACAAGTGCATCCATTACTATATCCTCCTTCACACGATATAGAAAATGAATATGTGTTGCTCCCGGAGTAATCAACTTCAAGATCAGTTCTACCTGTAGTCGGATTTGGAAGACCGCAACAACAGGCATATTTCCCCGGCCACGAGTAATTGTAACAAAGATCAGCACAGCAACAGCAGCACTGACCATAGTAAGACAATCCATAATACCCATTCGGATTGTTATACTGCGTGATCGGCAATGGATACCGAAACACAAGTTGTCCGGTGTAGTTGTTGTAAGACAGGTTCGCCATCGTGTCCCTATTCTACTCTTAGAAATTGCAGTTGTACAGACTTGCAACTAGAATGTCATGCTGGACGTTACCTTCGCCACCACCGTAGGTGGGATCATCCTGCAATTCAAGTGCAAGACCACATGCGTTTCGCATGAGTCTCTTTCGATAACTCGTGTAGCTCATCCTCAGTTCATTGTAAGTACCAAAGTAGTAAAAGTAGATTGAACTCGGATCAATCCAAACAATCGTGCCACCTGAGTTAGCAGCATCAAGACTTGTATCAACATTCAAAACACCACTTTGCAATACAAGGCAATTGCCATAATTTAACCCAATCTTACCACTAACACAATTCAAAGGTGCATCAAAGTTTACAATCAAAGAACTTCCAGAGAATGTTAATCCGCAGCCTGCGTTAACAGATACAGACGCACCTGCTCCTCCAGAACATTGCAATCCATTGCCTGCATTAACAGACAACACTCCACCAGCTTTTGAAATACCACAACCATTCTTGACATTCAATCCATTTGAATCACAAGAAATTACACCAGTTGCAGTTGAGTCAACCTTTACTGCAAGAGCATTGGTTGGATCAATATACAATCCACAAGCATATCTCAGGTACAGACCGTCAGCAGTCGTATACAGAGGAGTCTTGGCATTGACATACAGACCCGAGCCGTCTGTGTAAACAGCAAGACCACCACCGTACTTAACTGACAGACCGTAACCTGAGCTTCCACTTACACAATCCAGAGAGCGGATCGTTTCATACCCCGCTCTTAGGTCCAACTTGACATACAAGCCACTACCGCTGGAACTTGCATACAAACCACATCCATAGTTTACACGCAATCCATTTGCATCGCAAACCAGCGTACCCGTCTCGTTGTTGATCTTGTTCAGATAAACATACATATTCCCCAGCGTTGGAGAATAGTACAACCCACAACCAAGTGGATATTGACCAAGCGAATATGCAGTGATAGCACCCGTGTTGTCACAATACACGGGACCAGACGTTTTGACCGTCAACAAGTTACCAGTGTGAACATACAGGCCACAGCCAGTGTTTACACGCAAGTCACCTGAGCAAGACAGTCCGCCCGTTGGACTGGTTCTTACATAAATGCCCGCTCCACCAGCATCAAGACCAAGACCACATCCGTAGTTGATGTAAATGCCATTAGGTCCACACAAGATGGACCCATTCTCACCGTTCGTATGTTTTGCAGTCTTGACATACAGTGTCTCAGGCGTGGTACTACTGTCAACAGCAAGACCACATCCAGCCTGATAAGTATAACTGTAGCCGTAAGTGTATCGTACACAGATGCGACCATCACTCAAGAAGTAGAGCGGCTCAGCGATCTTAACGTACAATCCACAACCAGAGCTTGCAAGAGCAAGACCCTGATCACCACAGACATTGACGTAGATACCATTCGATCCACAGAGAATCGACCCATTCTCATTGACAGAATTCAATGCAGTCTTGACATACAGCCCAGAGCCATCCTCACGAACACCAAGACCACAATCATACAAGACTCGAAGACCGTAGGCACTATCATCAATCGTCGTGTAACCAACTCGACTGTCTTGATAAACCGACACACCAAAACAGTTATGTCGAATCGACCAAGGATCGTAGTTTACAAAGATACCCGTCGAACCACACGACAGCATATCCTTGCAGCCAATATCAATTGGTTGATTCCTCAAATACACATAAAACAGTGCATTAGAGACATACAGACCACAGCCATCACGGTAGCCGTAACCACCGTAAGACTGAATTCGTCCCAAGTCATCAATGTAGACATTGCCCGCGACTCGTGCGTGCAATCCTTGTGGGAAGGCATTGAGTCCGAGACCTTCACCCACATACGGGAACTGCACCCACGCATACTGATAGTAAATCGTGTTGAACTTGTAACAAGTGTAATCATAGAACGTATATGGACGATTCTGTACACCACCGTACAGATAGTTGTCAGTATAGTAGTTCTCTGTACCTACAGGATAGATATTCGGCGGGGCTACCGTGGTTTTGCAATCAATTGCAGTCTTGACTTCACCACAGCAATCAAAGTTGTCCACTCCGTTTGAGAACTTCAAACAGAATCGAATCGTGATTGAACCTGAGTCACAAGTACCTGGCTTGATTTCAAGACTATACGCATCAGGGCTACCAATGGCAGTAGCCGGTCCTTCAACTTGCCATTCAGTCGAGGACAGGCTATAGCCAGCAGGTAAATTGTCGTCATCATACGACCACGATCTTAGACGAATAATGAAGTTCGTGTTGCACGGTACTCTTTCGGGAACCGTGTCAAACTCGATATGCGTCAGTGTATCACAGTTCTGATCTTGATTCTGATCAAGTTTCAGTTCATTACACTTGATCTCAAAACTACGAACTTCTGACTTCGGGCTGGTGCCTCCATCAGTGCTGTAAGCCATCACTCGCCAGAAGTAAGTTCTTCCGTAGTAAAGATCAGTGCCTAGTTCAAGCGTTTGTGAGTTTGTGCTTGTCTGATAGCCTCGAAGCGTGGGACCAACAAAGTTACTATTCTGACAAACTTGCAGAATGTAATAATCAGCACCCGCAACAGCGTTCCATGTGAAATCAAGGTTGAGATCCGTTCCCCATCTGCAAATCTTATCTTCATTGGAAGGACCAGTCAGAACCGGCTCATCCAAAAAAGAATCACTCAGACTACGATTTGCAGTCTTGGCGTAGGTGTCAACGTATTGCAATACATAGTAGGACAACTCAACCTCTCCACGCTGATACCGTGATCACTTGAAACGATCCAGACACATCAAACAGTCGATTTCTCGCTCTTGCCGGATCAAGTGAATAAAACTTCACAGTGAATGAGTCTCCCCAATATCCCACAAACGGATATGTAGTGTCCGTTGACACGTTGAACTTATCAAACAAAAATTTCCATTCATCATAGCACATAGCCTCACATGACCATGAAATCAACGTATCAGGAGGAACAATCTCTTTCGCAACTTGACGAACCACAGCACCCGCAGTTTGGAAATTCGTAGCACGCTTGATCGGTGTACCAAGCGTATACGAAAACTGCACGGGCAAGTTCGTGCCGTCAAACTTTGCATTTCCAGGAAAACTCATAGTCTCCGTCCCTTACGACGCATCGTGTTCTGAATGTGCCGTGTCACTTCATGTACATCAAGAGCAGACGATACGTTGAAGTTTTGCGTGCTGTTGTCGTTATAACTATCTACATGACTGCCTTGGAATCCTGAAACATCAAAGGCAGGTCTCGCCTGAATCGTACTCGTCAATGATCCGATTGACCTGTTCAGATTGCTTAGGCCCGGACCAACCAACGACGCAGCCATGTCATCAACACCACGGGAGACAACATCAACGTTTTCACCCATGACCTGACGCAAACTCGGGCTATGCTTCGTATCAACATCCAACTCATGCTTTAGATCAGCCATTGCATCTCTGATCCACTGCATGAACTGAGGCCACTCATCCACCCAACCTTGCCAGTAAGCATCAACTGAGTCAACACCCGCCTGATGCAAGTCACTCTCAATGTCTGCAATCGTTTGCACGATTTGTTGCTGGAGTTGCTGCATCTGGGTTGCAAGCTGCTGAGCAGCCTGAACCACAGCACTTCCATCAACAGACTTGATGGGCAAAGCAAGACCAGCCTTGCCAGCAGCTTTGCGAGCAAGTGCTTCACGAGTACGAGCATCGTATTCAAGTTCACTAAGTCTTTTTGGACTTGTCTTCGGGTCGTTCTTTGCCTTCTCATATGCAAGACGAGCAGCTTCCGCAGAACGAGCTAACTGCATCGCTCTGACTTCAGCCTCACGATCATTTGCAGCCTCTTGACGAAGCTTCTTGATCAAAGCGATACGAGTCTTGATCGCCTCATTCAACTGATCCTGAGCCTTCTTCTGATCAGCCGCACTCAGGTTGTTCTGCTTAACAGCATCGACCGTTTCCTTTGCAGCCTCTTCTATTGCCTTTGCCTTCTCAAGCTCGGCAATCTTGATTGCTTCAGCCTCAGCCCGTGCAGCATCCGCGTCGATCTGGCCTGCATTAGCCGGATCAAGCCTCTTGCGTTCCTCAGCAATCTCGCGGATTCTCTTCTTTTCAGTATCCAACCATCTATCAGCCTCAAACTCAGCCTGTTTGATTCTATCCCCACTCTGTTGAAGCTGCTTACGCTGAAGGTCATCCATCAACTTCTTCTGCTCATCAGTCAGCTTATCACGAGCCTCCTGCTCTTTCTTGATAGCATCTTGAACAGAAGAATCATATTCATCCTTTGCAGCCTTCAACGCCCTTTGACGCCGCTTCTCAAGTTCTGCAACTTCATCAGGTGTGGCATCCTTCGAGGGCTTGAACGCCTCGTTGATTTCTTTCTCCGACTTTTCTCTCTTTTCACGGGCTTCTAATTCGGCCAGTTTGATACGTTCATTGGAACGCTTGTATTCTTCTTCAAGCTGCTTGTTCTCCAAATCCTTTCGCTTCTCCTCAAATTTCTCACGAATCTTCTGCTTCTCTTCCTCAGCCTTGCGATCCAACTCCCGCATCGTACCTTGCAGAGATTCATATTCTGCAATCATACCCGCATCAGGCTCACGTCCAGCCGCAACATCAGCATCAATCGCTCCCTTCAAGAGCGTCATGCGGGCCTGCAACAATTCCTTTTCTTTAGCAATCTGATCATCAATCTTGGCAAGCTCTTGATCAACCTCAGCCAAGTGACGACGAGAAAGTTCTGTACGAACTTCCGCCAAGTCCTTTTCGGACTCCTTCGTGTCGTCAATGACAGCTTTCCGCTGTTCATCGGCAAACATCAACTTACGAGTTGATTCCTCAAGCTCCTTAGCCTGAGCAACACTCATTTGACGAACACGGATCAACCCTTCATCTGCCCTCTTGTTCGCGTCGATGGACTTCACCAAGTCATCTTGAGCCTTCTCCAAATCCTGCAATCGTGTGCGGAGAGCAAGCGTAGACTGACCATTTGCATTACGCCGATCAATCTCCTTTTCAATTGCAGCAATCTGCTTCTTTGTTGTATCGAGAGCCTGCTGGTCAGTCGAAGTCATCTTAGACTTCTCTTCCAACAGTCTACGATACTGCATGATCTCTTGAAGGGTCAAATTACCCTTCTTAGTCTCAAGATCAAGCAACTGTTTATTGAGACTGGTTCGCTTCTGAATTTCAGATCCGATCTCATTACTCGAATCAATCAACTTCTTCTGAGCCTCAGCCAACTGCTCCGTACTAGCCTTTAACTTGTTAGTCGAATCAGAAGTCTTTTCGATCAAACCAAGCCATTCAAGAATGCCTCGGCCAGTGTCAATCACCAACGTTATTGCCTTCGTAACCAGATTCAATCCTTCGATCAATCCAGCAATGATGGCAACCAACGCAGTGAGCGGTCCAAGCACAATTGCACCAATGATGACACCAAGCACTTGGAATACAGGTGCAAACGGTTGCAGAGCCTTATATAACTCCGCAAACGAATCCATCAGTCGCCCAAATGCAGCACTCACCCACTGGAAGACAGGCTTGACAAAGTTCCAAACGTATCCAAAGCCCTTCACGATATTACTTACGACAGCAGAGACAAGCTCCATGAATGCAGACATCGCATTCTGAACCTTATCCCACTGACTTATCACCAAAGCGACAACGCCACCAATCACTGCTACAACAGCAGCGATAGCGGCAATGACAATCGTAGCTGCACCAGCAGTGCCAATCTCAAGAGCGGCTGCAACTGCTCCGATAATTCCAAGCAAACCTGATCCAGCGGCTCCAGCAGCACCAAAACTGCCAATCAACGAAGATAATGCTCCAACAACTGTACCAATGCTTGAAATCACTGTTCCAAGTACGGTTGCAATCGAACCAAAGACAATTAAGAATGCTCCGAGACTACCGATCGTTACAGCCAATTGAGCAACCAATTCACCTTGAGCCTTTACCCACAGGTTGATCTGATGAATAAACTCAGTGACTCGATCAATGATTTCTTTGAGCTTCGTCTTCAACTGATCAAAGACAGTAATCTTCAAGCCTTCCAAAGCAGCCTGAAGACCTCTCACCGATCCTGCTACGTTATCCTTCATCACAGTGCCGAACTTCTGAGCAGAACCAGCACTGTTATTTAGAGCAGTCTCAAACTCCTTCATGTTATCCGCTTGAGACATTAGGGACAAGATTGCTCTTGCACCTTCAGTATCAAACATCTTCATTGCTTTAGAAGCATCAAGACCCTTTTCCTTGAAGCGGTCAAGAATCGTGCTCATGTCATTCAACAACGGAGATACTTCCGATGCTGACAAACCAAGCTCAGCGAGACCCCTCTTAAACCTCGGGGTCTGCTTCGTCAAATCTCTCAAAACAGCATTCAATGACGTACCAGCAAGTGAGCCTCTCAAACCCACGTTACCAAGTACACCCAATGCTGCATTCGTTTGCTCAAGAGTTAATCCGAATTGAGAGGCCAAGTTACCAGCATACTTCAACGACTCAGCCAAATCTATAACTTCAACCGTTGACTTGTTGGCCGTCAAAGCAAGAACGTCGGCCACACGACCGAGTTGCTCGGCCTTGAGACCAAACGTATTCATAATGTTTGCAGCAACTTCAGCGGCCTGACCGAGTTCCATGTTACCGGCAGTGGCAAGAGCCACAACACCATTGAAACCGTCAATCACTTGCTGAGCATCAAGACCAGCCTTTGCCAACGCAACCATGCCTTCAGCAGCCTGAACAGCACTAAACTGCGTTGTAAGACCAACTTCTTTTGCTTTGTCAGAAAGAGCAGTCAACTGGTTCTGCGTAATGCCATCAAGCACCGCAGCCAGCGTACTCATCTGCTTTTCAAACTTTACACCCGGACCTAACGCCAACGTAAAAGCCGCAGAGATGGCGGCACCCATCGCTGCGGCTTGAAAGCCGATGCTTTGAAGTTTCGAGCCGACCTTTTCAACGTTCTCGGCAAACTTGTCAACCGACTTATTTGCTTTACTTAAACCCGCTACCAACTGATTGGGGTCAGCAATCAGCCGAAGTACGGCATCTCCGAGACTTGAAGAAAATGCACTCATCAGTTAGCCCGATATTCCATGCCCGGCAACTCATTTGATTTCTCAACTTGCTTTTTATCTACTTTCTTCACGGGCCGCAGACTTTCAATGAATCGCATGTATCCATTTCTGTCCGCATTCCCCGCAACTCTTATGCAATCAGCAAAAATCCGACGTTCCAGATACTTCCGTGCATCAATCTGTTCTGATAACTTTCGTATCTGAAAAATTGTGTGGTGTGCAATCGTTTGCAGAGTCCAGCCATATTCTGACGCCAGAAGGTCAATCAGGACTTCGAGACCTCGCTGAGCTTCTCGTTTAGGCTTCTTCGCAGATTTTGTGAGAGGCTTACTGGTATCAGTTGGAAAAAAAGCTCAGAAAGCTCCTTCCAATCCACAACTTCTTTCAAGGCAACGAGGAGTTTCAGCATATCGGTGGCTGAAACACCATTCATATCCTCTTCTTTCTTGTCAATAGACATCGCCACGACACGCTTGATGGCAGCCGCCGTTTCCGGGTTGCCAAGCAACTTGAAAAAGAAATCCTTACCGTCTTCCTTATTACCAACAGAAGACATTAGAAGTCGAATCAAGTCCTTGGCACAAATGATCGTCTGCTCAAATGTCAACTCCTTGACATTCACATCACCAAACTTCTTCGTGGTGACAGGCTTGCCAAGGTTCAACATCCGACTCATTTCAGTGTCCGACGCTGGTGCTGCCGTCATTTCCTACTCCTTTATTCTTCTTACCCTGCATACCCAAACTGGAATGGAGAAGATCACGCAAAGCATTCTGCTTTGACACAAACAGATTCGGCTCAACAAGAGTCTTGCTGTTCGCATACTTCAATTGTAGTTCTTGAAGTTCCTCTTCACTGATCGGAAGCTCAAAAAGGAAAAAGATGGTAGTTCCACCACCTTGATTTCCTTGGAGTCGAACAAGCTCAACACCGGGCTGTGCCCAGATGAAAGCGGCCTGATTCAAGTCCTTTGTTCTGAACGATGCTTTCCTACTCGGAGAATTCGTCATACTCGCCTTTCTCAAAAGAGGCCATACGCTTAGCTCAAAATCACGATTAGAACGTGGCGGCGTTGTTGCTACCGATATTCACATACTTCTCAGGGATATCATTGTACGGGGCGGTCACAGTGATCGCACCCAAGTTCATCGACGCACCAGCGTTAGACGTAAGATTGAGCCGCTTGTTGACAAAATCGTAACGGTAGTTCAGGCGGCTGAGGTAAGTCGCTGAAGTGCCGTTAGTCACCAACTGAGCAGCGTTGGTCGCCAAGAACTGATCCATCGCATCCAGCAGCACGGCCTTGATCATCTTCTTGGTCGTGAGCAGGTTGGCAGAATCAGTGATGGAGAGCCGCAACTGCGTACCAGTAGGCTGGGTCGGCGTGACGGTGAACGAGTTGATTCGCAGGGTTTCTGTACGAGGCATAGGTCAAATCTCCTTGCAAACAATTGCACAAGTTTCAAACAACATTATACTAGATCCTACTCTCTATGTCAACTCTTTTTATGAGTCAACGATGGTGCCGAAGTTGCCATTGGTGTTTTTCAACACCTCAAACTCAACCTCGAATGCCACTTCTTCTTCACGCGACATCTTGTACTCACGGTTGCCCATCGCAATGCAACGGCCAAACGTGAAGGTGCGAGTACCGCAGGAAGGCCCAACGCCCGTCAAGACCAGAGCATGTTCGTTGACAACGCAGGAGTTGTTATACCCCAGCGTCAACGTTGAACCCGTCAAGTTACCGGCAGGCTGGTTGAACGCCTGACGAATTCTTGCCAGAGTTACTTCAAGCATGGTCATCACAACGTACATACGCTCGTTCTGGCGACGCTTCTGAACGACACCAATGGCCTGATCAGCGGTCACGTCCACATACTCAGGCTCGTAGCGGACAGTGCAGCCACCCTTCGTGTATCCAACGTTCGATCCATCAATCGTGATGGAGGCTGCTCCCACGATGATGTTATTCGCATTGAAACTCATGTGTACTCCTTACAGCAAATGCCACACAAAGCTTGCGGTCACTGTGACCATCCAAACACTCGTATCGTCGTCTAACTCAGGTTTATCTCTTTGTTCCCATCTGGTCTGATTATTCTGAATCTTTGCGTCTGTGATGTTCCAATACTGCTTACCTTGATTGGCATTTGCTGGTCGGAAAAGTGTATCAAGGCGATCAGCAATCTGGATAGCCTTCACATCCGTCTTATCAATGCAGTAGAACTCCACAACAGTCTTGTACCAACCCGTGTGTGAATCGTTCACAAATGGAAAGGTGGTTCTGTCATAAAACGCCAAAAAAGGATACTTCGCCTTGAACGGAGGTTGTCCACGGGCAATGCGAAAATCATTTACAGAGTGACTCGTGAGGCTGACAAGACTGTTCGCCCCACTGTTGTCAGCCCTGCAAGCGTTTGCAAGTGCTTCGTAGAAAAACTGCATCATGGACCAGATATCCTCTTCTTATAGGCCGTTTGGAGTCTTACTGCAAAACTCCTCACTAATGCTTCTCGTCTATCTTTAAACGCTGGAATCAAGAAAGGCTTTGCCTTCGATCCTTCACGTTCGATCTTTGCCTTTAACCTCAATCCAACAAACGGAGCCATCTTTGGAGTCACACCAAGTTTGATTCGAGCGTACCGGATCAGTTTAGCAAGGTCTTGCTTCTTCCCCGGCCTTTGACCTTTCTCAACTGCCAGACCGTAAGGCACACCGATTGCACCAACTTCAACAACTGCTTGTTTTCCCTCGATTTTTGCTCTTGCATCAATCCTCTGAAACAGGTGTCCTTCAAACACCGCGTCTTGCTTTCTAATGTTCTCTTTAATCGCAGGAACCAGAATGTGAAGTGCTGCGGTATAGAGTGCTTGTGCTGCTAGGTTAGGAGCGTCTTTGGCCATCTCTCCTAACTTCTTATTTACCCGCACTTTCTGAAAGGCAATCTTGATCACGAGAACTTTCCAAGAATCAAATTCGTGTGGTCGTAGTTACCATCCTGATCAATGTGATGCTTATACTTCAAAATCTGATATTCACCAGCGGGAGCCGGAGAATCAGATCCAAGCACCAAGATGTCAGCATCCGTCAATTCAGGAGAATACTCACATACCAACTGCCACTCACCTTTGCCATCCAAACCCTGCCACTTGGTCATATCCTCACCAGTTAAGACAGAGACTCGACAATCTCTGCTTTGAAACACCCAACCATAAGACAACTGAATACCGCCGGCTTGATCGGTAGTTTCTCCGTTGGGTCGTTTCACACTGAATTTGTGAGGAAGCCCAAAAACGTAAGTCACAGGTTGCTCCTTGGTCTGTGTCCATTAACCGGCAAGAACAGACTTGCATAGTTGATGTAATCACTCAAAAGACGATCAACTTCCACAAAGCCCGTGTTCTTACCAAGATAGCTCTGCCCATCTCCACCCGCTTGACGGAAAGACACACTGAAATCAGGCCATTGAACCGAGCTAACTTCGCCAGGAGTCATCTTCGTACTGCCCTTCTTGAGACGTTCAAGAGTCAGTAAAATCACTGCTCTTTTTATTGCCAGAGGGACAGCACTTGCACCCCAAGTACCTTCAACTTGGATATTCAACTGACCAGACGAGAATACACCGCCTCTGAACCATCTTCTCGGAGAGTCTTCTGGGAAGTTTCGTACAACCTCAAGGTGATGAGGAAACTTGATAAAGTCTTGGCCTTCAACCAACGTATCCAACACCGTTCCATCTGTATCAACTTCTTTGCACGTCGTAATCGACAGTAAAGAATAGTTTACTCTCGGAGGAAAGAACAGACAGTCTTTTCCAAAACTGTCAAACTTATATGTCGCTGTTTTGATGTAGAAGATGTCGCCCGTAATTTTCTCAATCCACTCCTCCATTAAATTGATTTCAAGTTCAATTTCATTGTCTGTATATAACCCTGTAGGTAAAGCAACGAGTCCATTAACCTTAAATGCTTTAACTTCCGCAACTGTTACATAATTAGGAGTGGACATTTTTCAGACCTTACGGATTAGAGGTTTTTGCAACAACACATACCACCACAGATTGTGTGCCTGATGCAACCTTTGCTACTGCTTTACCGATACCACAATCATTTATTCTAAAATACTCTTTATCTCCCGGAGGTATAGCTACATACTCATTAGACTTATGAAGCGTCTCAACATTGACCAAAATATCAGCCGCCGCACTTAAAGGGTTGCGGATCATTAGGGTAGTGGCTTTACCTCCATCTAATGCAGCATCAAATAAAACTGTGTCTGTTGCTCCTACGGTTACTGTTCCTGCACTTGCCATAGCAATCTCCTTTACATACCACCTAATTCTAAGCCAGTTCTAGTGAAGGCACTAATACTGTTAGTGCCACCTAACTGCGTAGACAAAACACCAAATCCGTTAAATCTATCTACCCACGGAGTAACTTGAGCTAACGATCCGGGGTGCTGTCTATCCGGGGGATTTACCAATACATTTACAATCAAATCTCCGGGACCAATAGCTCTATACATATTGACTGCCGCAGCAAGTCTTCCTGACGCTACATACTCATTAGCTATCTCAAAACAAGCTTGCTCTACGTTCTCATAGTAAGACACTAAACGTGGCTCAATGTTAGGTGTAACCATAGTGTTTGTTAAAGACACGCCAACAACAGCACTCGGAGTAGATCTCCACATATGAGCATCAAAGGTAGGAATAAGTAGAACTACACAATCAGTCTTACCATGTATTGCGGCCTGTGCTGCTAAATCAGCATCAATCATTGCCTTAACTTCAGTCTTAAAAGCAGCTAAAGAATCATACGCTGCTTGACTTACGTTGGCTCCGGGCTGATAAATGAGAACATCAATAGGGCCACAAAACTTATGCCATGCGTTACGTCCATTAGACGTAATACCGCTATAAGTGGGAGGACTTGCACTACTACTTGCTGCTACACATACCTCAAGTTTGGGGTTTGAGATATTAGACATTCTTACAGCAGCAATGTCTACTATGTCATTATTAACTAACGTGGTTCCTGTGTACTTACCTATAGCTAAAGTAGGATTAGTACCAGCAGACGAAACCATGTCTGCTCTAAACACATCAAAAGTTTCATCTGAAGCAGCATAGATATCTAAGAAAGGGTTAACTGGACTTGATGCCCAACCACTTACGGTTTGTCCTAAAACTGCCCCACCTTGAATAACTCCGGTATCGTCACCTCGCCAAGCATACATGCCAATAGACTTAACTCCAAGAGATCCAACTGTGCGGCTAATTAAAGCCTCACATCTAACTGTGTCACCGGCTGGGAAGGGGTCACCGCCCTTCCATCGAGTAGTACGTTGAGCTGATGTAGGATAAACTGCAAAAAACGCATGTCCCACACCTATAGTACCTGATGCGTCTGCATTAAATAAGCAACGTCTACCAGGAGCATACCAATTTCTAGATACTGTAGCTTGTATAGCTGCTGCTCTTTGAACAGCAAGATACCCACGACTATACCCATTAACACTTAACGGGCAATTAGCGTTAATAGTAGAAGACGAAGCACATGCTCCCATCACAAGCCCATTAATCTTAGGTACACCTAGCCTAGCAAGAATGTCATACATTAAGTATCCGTCAACACTTACATCCAGTAAGGAATCTAATCCAAACTGTATTCTTGCAGCCGATTGCATTTTTGCCCACACAGCAGGCCAGCGAGTTGTAAACCAAGGTTGTAAGCCCATTGAAACTCCTTAGATCATTCAAGCGTGCTTCGACTTAATTTTAGCAAGCTTGGCCTTCATCTTTGTAATTTCCGCCTTGACGATAGGACCGGCTCCATTTACTCTCTTACTGACTTCTTTCTTTACCAAATCTCCCGCTGTTCCCGAATTATCAACAGCGTCGGTAAGGACTCCAAGCGTGATCTCTTTCTTTCGCTTTGACAACGCATCGCGGATGATAAAGAATGCCGCAATGCCAAGTGCCAAGAACGCAAGCAAGAACACCCAAGGATACTTGGTCGAAACAACGTCAACACCAATCAACAAGAATCCTGCAACAGCAAGGCCAACACCGAGTTTCCATTGCTGAAACCAAATCCAGACAACCGCACCAACAACAATCATCAAACCACCGAGAATTGACAAAAAGTAGTTCTTGGCTTCTGTGACCAGTTTGAAGTCATACTCAGCATCACCTCCACTCGCTGAGCCACCTCCACTTTTTCCCAACTGCGTAGTCGGAGCACCAAGATTCATCTTTCCAACAATGTCTGAAGCATCAGTTGTCACACCAATACCTTTTGACTTTGCCTCACCTTTATCACTCGACTTCGATGCTGCACCTGATTTCTTGTCGGTGATCGTTACATGAACCTCTGACCCCGGAGGAGCTTTGATCTTCTTACCATCAACTTCGATGTCCACAGGCTGCGTCGGCTCCGGTGGATAATCTAAAACAGCTTCAGAATTGTCTTCAGACATTTCCATACTTACAGGAGTATATGAAGCAAACATGATCTGAGGCTGCTCATCAAGCCATGTGGAACCATCCTTTGACTTCTTCAAAGGCTCAAGTGGAGCAGGCTCAACCTGTCTCTTCGGAGGAATGATCTTGATGTCGATGATCTTCTCATCAACAGGAGGCTTCGTCTCCGTTTCCTTCTGCTGAACAACAGAAGATTCAGCCGGAGTCACAACCGTCCTTGACGTGCCTTGGCAGCCCATCATGCAAACGATTGCACTCAACATAAAAATCAGATGCTTCATAAATAACTCCTACTTCAATTGCTCCCGACCCTCTAAACGAGCTTTGAACATCAGAAGTTCAGTAAGCTGCTTACTTTGTTCACGATTGATCTCAGACTGCTCCTTCAACAAAGTCGTCCATGAATCACTCTTTGAGTTTAATGCTTCCATGAACGTTTTTCTATCCGCAGCCGCAGAAGTCAACATAGCTGATCTATCTTGAGCCGCCTGATCGCCCGTGTACCGGGTTTCCATGATCTTTTTGACATCAGACCTTAACTCATCCAAAATCTTTGTCTGCTGATCAACAGTTGCCTTTGTCAGAAAAAACGATCCGGCACCTGCAAACACAACACCGACACACGCTGTAATCAAAATCCAGAAGAACTTTCGATAGGGGTCAGTTTCGACTACGTTACGTTCTGTCATTGACAGTCTCCAATGAGGTAAGAACTTCAGCAACAACATCATCGACGCTGATGCCTTTCATACAAGAGGAGTCACCACAGCAGTTACCAGTCTTGTAGGTGCTACCACATGCACTGGCAAAACACCTGTTCGGACTCTTGGTTATGATATTTCTTACGCCATTATACCCAGCAAGCTCAACTAGACCAGAGCCTCCCCAAAGGGTGATACCCTTCTTACCAAGACCACGGGCCATATGAGCAATGCCGGTATCAATACTCAAAATCAGATCACAGTTTACAATCTCTTTTGCAGAGTCAAGAAGGTTCTCAACTCGGCCATCTTCAAAACCTTCAATTAGCTTTTCGCTCTTGTGCCCCAACTGACGGCACATTATTCCTTTCGCAGCAAGTTTCTTAGCCACTTCCTGCCAATTCTGCTCAGGCCATTCCTTAGTTCTGAAAATCGCATACTTCGCTTGGTATACGCCGACACCAACACAAGGATGCTTACGAGCAGGAAGAATACACCGAACAACATCAGGAACATACCAGTGAACAGTATGAACATTTCCACCCATCGCTTCGGAGGCATGTTGCCCCCGATTCCAACAATCATAGTAAGTGCACTCAGCAAAATAATCTGCCGGGTGATCAAACTCAGAAGCAACAAGGTTGACGTTCGGATTGAACTTCACCAAATCAATATACGCTTTTTGAGTGTGAAACTCAAGTATACATTCAGGAAACATCTCCCGTGCTTTCTGGATTGCTCCAGTACACATTAAGACATCTCCAACTCCATCAACACGGTGAAGTCGAACTACACCCTTTTGGACCTTTTCAGGCCATGTCTTACCCATCACCCGATGGATATACTTTCTGTATGCCTCACTCTGAACATCAAGAGTATACTTCTCTCGTACTTTCTTTTGTGTAACTGATCCAAGTTTCGCCTTCAAAGCAGTCTCGACCGCTCTTGCAAAGGACTGCTCATTGATTTCGCAGAACGTGATGTCCTTACCATCTTCAAAAATCAGCGGAAGAACACCGACTTGAGTTGCAATCGTTTGCACACCAAGATAACCTGCTTCCAGCACACTTAGAGGCATAGCCTCGTGGTTACTAATAAGCAGGTTCACGTCAATCGACCTGTAGATATCACCAACTCTATCAGTCTGAGGATAGATACGGACTCTATCCTTGAGTTCCATGTTATTAACTAACGCAGTGAGGATCAATCTCTCACGTTCTTCTTTGCAACCAACAACAACCAAGTTTGCTTGGACATTCTTCATCCATCGAATGATGTCCTCAACATTCTTATCAGCACAAATTCTACCAACGTATCCAAGGACAGGCAACCCATTATTGAATCCAAAGTCGATCTTCTCTGTCCCGTCCAGTCGATCAGGATCAGCCCCGTTTGGAATCCAGTCACCTTTCAACTTATCAGCAGCATTCTTGGAGACACAGATCACATGGTCGATCTTATTACGGATTGCCTGCATCTGAACAAGGCCGCTATATTGCTCACCATGATAAACATGAATCATCGGAGGACGATACTTCATGCCTGCAAGCATTTGCGTAAACTTGGTTCCCCATTCGTGATACAAGATCACATCATATTGCTGAGATTCCACTAACGACTTTGCAGTCATCAGAGGGTTCTCTTCATTGTCATACACCTTGCCGGAAGCCCACTTCTTGAAACGATCAACCACTGGCTGACTCGTATCACTGAACTCCTTGAGATTCACAACATCAATCTTGAACCACTTGGACAACTCACGCACAAGAGATGCTGTAGCAATCTCACCTCCACCGACCCACATACCCGGAAGCACAACAAGCATGGTACTCTGCTTGTTGACCTGCACCTTCTTAATGTCAGGTGGAGTGTACGGAGCAGGTCTCTTCTTTTTTACGTTCTTGTACTTCTCCCAAATCTGCGTTCCCAAACTTCCAAACACTTCTTCAACGCTGAGTGCATCCATGCACTTACGAGCGTTGATATCATCATTCTTGAGAGTACGAGACGGAACAATGTTCAATCTCGTAGCTGCACTCAATCCTCTCAAACTCCTGTACCGTGCAATCACTTGCTCCGGCGTTGAGAGACTAAACAAAACAGTGCCGGGGACTCCCATGATCCCTGCCATATGAGCAAAAGCAGAATCATTGCCAATATAAGCATCACACAGATACAGCATATGAGCCTGATCGTAGATGCTACGCGAAATCTTACTGGCACAGACGATTCGATCATCCTCGAACTCAAAGTCTCCAGACCCCAAGAACAAGACGCTGCCACCATTTTCGACAATCTTGTAAGCAAGGTTGCGGAAATTCTCCTGCGACCATCTACGAGCCGGATTACTAGCTCCCGTATGAATTGCAACGAGTGGTCTATCAGGCAACAACGTTCTGAACTTAGTAAGCTTGTCCTCAGACAAATGCAATTTACCGAGACGAATCTCAGTTCCATTGAAGCCGATGCCTTGATGAACAGCGACGTAATAATCCTTGTCCACCAACTTGCCACCGGCAGTCAACGTATGTCCTGTATCCAAAATCAAGTCAAACTGACTGTAAACCTTGGCTTCGTGAATCGACGTGACAGGAATCGTTCCTTCAACATTTGCAAAGTGCTTCAAAAACTCAAGTTGAGCATCCGGGCACGCAACAGTAACAGCACACTGCTTCATCTTGAGAGTATTTACAAGACCCATAGCAATGATGCCATCACCAACGCCGCCCGGCACTTTCAACAAAATGTTCATACCTGTCCAGTCAGCAGGCAAATGACGTAAAGGTTCGCGTGTTACCACAGCGAACCCGGCCAATTCCTCAGTTTCAGTAGTAACAGGTACCACCAAAAACATTCCTGATGACCGAATCTTTTGCCACTCTACGTCAGAGACATCAATCGGCTGATTGGGCCGAGCAATCCTCTTAGATATTGGCAACTTATACCCTGATCCGTTTACTAAAGTTACTCTCATAAAAACTGGTGAGAGCGTCAACTCTCACCAGTCGTAAATCAATAATCAGTTGCAGAACCAATGGCCACATTTTCAGCAGTGACAACAAGATCGGGATTTTCGACTTGGAAGTCACAGCGGAAGTGGACCGTAACCTCCCACACATCGCCACGCGGACGACGATCGAACTCGATCGTGATGTTCCGCTGAACGAAGTAGATGAGGTTCTGGAGCGGCGTCAGCCAAATCTGAGTGCCGTCCGTACCAGCCGTGCCGTAGGTGAGGTTCTCGGGCATGAGGGGAACCTCAAGCATCGGGATACCCCACGGGCCGGGACACATGCCGGTCGCCTGTACATCGTCACCGCCGACAGTCTGACGAGTGGACCAATCGAGCATCCACTTGTCCTTGACCGCCGGTGAGACAAGCCAGACATAATCAGGCATTGCCACGCGGTACTTGGTCGGAATCTTTCGCTTCATCGCGTAGTAGAGAGTCTTAGAAGCCGCCTTGCCACCAGCATCGACCTGCTGAGCAGCCGGAACGTTTGCATCCAAGAGCTTCAACCACCCATCGTTGACACCAAGCAAGTTGTTGGTATCGGATTCGAGGTCGCCGACCGACAAAGCCTCGTCGCCCTGAATCGCAGCGATTTCGGTGTCGGTGGCGATTCGCTTGGTGAACATATTGAGGAGCGTATCACGGGCATTCGCACCCTCAATGTTGTCCTCCAAGAAATCCGTCTTGATGTCAAACGCCGAACGATACTTCTCCATGTCGTACTCGACGACACGCTCGGTCGGCGTTCTCGTGGTGGCGGTGGTGGTCGCACCCGCACCCTGAGTCACGATGCTGCCAAGGTCCAACTTGTTGATGTCACCCTTCGGGTGGTCAACACGAACCACGCGGACCTTCTTGAGCAGGACAGACGTATTCACCACAAGGTCGATGAAACGGTTGGCCTGCTGACGGTTGAGAACAGAGTTCGGCAGCGTTGTGTCATCAATCGCAGCCTTCGACGCCATTGCCTTGAGAGGCAACTTGACTTGCATTTCCATATCAGCCATGTGAAAAATCTCCACGGAAAAAAGGTGTCACAAGCTTATCTTGCCACGTCACTTAGGACTTGGCGAAGGGCCACAGATCGTCAAAGCACGCATTCGGATCGGTCTTCTGGCCCTTTTCCGTTTCCTTCTTCTGAACCGTCTCATCACGAGTCGGCTGAATCGGAACGGACTTGGCAACAACCTCGACGGTTTTCGCGGTCTCAGTCAAACGCTGATTGAGAGTTGCGAGGGTCGCCAACATCTCGCCATACGGATTGGCCTCCGTCGTGGCAGACTTGGACTTCTCATCCTTCTTTTCCGTGTTCGTGTCCGCATCCTTCTTCGTCTCATTCTTCGTCTCACCCTTGGCTTCAAGGGTCTTGTCCATCTTCTCTGCAAGCGATTGCACCGAAGTACCAATCGCCGTAAGAGTCTTGGTGAACTCAGTGAACACCGGCGTCAGAGCCTCACTCATGCTCTTGGCCGTTGCCTGAGAGATGCCGCCGACAAGCAGTTCAAACTGCTTCTGAGTGTCGGACTTCTGCTCGTCCTTCTTCTCAGCACCCGTGTCGGCATCCTTCTTGCCCTCGTCCTTCTTCTTGTCGTCGGGCTTCATCTTCGCCTTTTCCTCATCGGTCTTGGCGTTCGCATCCGTCGCCTTCGTCTCAGTCGAGGTATCGGCCTTCTTCGTGGCCTCATCCTTCTTGTCCTGAGCATCCTTCACCGCAGCATTGGTATCAGCCATTGTTGACTCCTTGGCAAACAGGTCAGACATTTTCGTCACGTCAGATTCGGTCAGTCTTACTCCGAAAACCGCAAGAGGATCGAGCGTCTTTTGCACCACAGAACCGGCCACGACAAGAATCCCGTCTGCCATCTTTACAGACACCAGTGAGTTCTTATCAAAAAGATCGAGACCTTTCTGCAAGCTGAAAAACGATGTGTCATCTTCGCGGATTGAATCATGCTGAAGGTTATGTGCCTTCAAATACTCTACTGTCTTTTCTCTTGTCTGAAACTTGGTCTTGTCGATCCGAACAACATGCACAATCAAATCTTGGGGTGTGCTCTTTTCTGCAATCAATTGTCCATCTACGCTTTTTGCTACCATCGCTGTGGCATACGCATTGTTCGGCACATTCACAAGACTCACTTCAAACAAGTCAATGTCAGTCAAAACCTTCTGAGTCGTGCCGTCTTTATTCACTCGATACGAAACTGCTGTGAGACCTCTCCACGAGAAGGCATTGAGTTCACCACGCTCAACCATCTTCCAAACACGATCTTGCGTGACTTCAGCAACAACCCAAACACCTTTCGTGCCAACACGAAGGTCAGGAACCTTTGCCTTCGGAATCACATCAGCGACTTCACCAGACTCGGTATTGATGACATTGTAGACAGAATCATCAGATTCATTCTTTGCCAACTTACCGACAAACATTTGCCGAGGTACGCCGATGGCAACAGCGTTACCCATCTCATCATACCAAAACTTGTGATTATACATCAACGTCGGCTTTGCCATAAACGAAGCAATGTTGAACTCCTCAGCAGGAGCCAATTCCTCGCTTCTATCAGGAAGCTCAACAGACATAAACCCTTTGACAAGCCGCGTCTCAGCAGACTTGTCTACTGTGAGCGGCGAGGACAATGCAAGTAGCATTCTATCTGAAGCCATGATTCACTCCACTGAACCTTCTGGAGGGACCGTCATTTCTTCGACGACCTCGATCTCACAGTTCTGAAACAACTTCTTTGCAACTCTAATCGCTTCTTGTTCTGCAAGTCCGGGGTGAGCGGCTGACGAGCCAACATCTTCCATCATGTTAGACAGAATCTTCACCATCTTGGGATCATTACCTTCCCAAGTGTAACAGGTGCAAGTGCCCTCGAACTTTCCAGCCTTTACTCTGATCATGGTCTCAATCCGTAGGGGAACCTGTCCGTTCCAATCTCGGCAATGAATCTTGCGGTCTTCATGTCACCACGAGCAACTGCCAAGATGAACTCAAACATCTCCGGGTCACGTCTTGCAAACTCAAGAGGTTTGGAATACATATACTCCAAACCCATCGAGATGATTTCTGTGGAATCATGAGTATACTCCTTGCCCATGTATGCAGACATAAACTTATCTCTGCGAGCCATCTCATCAGAACGATATCCTCTGTCAGAGTAAATACTTCTCAATGACTGAGGAACTTCTCCTTTAGTTCTTCGTGCTAGAAATCTTTGTGCAAGTCTACGAGTTTCTGCATTACTGTCCTCCAATAAATGTCCATACTCATGCACATAAGTATGTGGAGAATCTTCAACTCCTAAACCAAGTATTCTACCGGAAGATTTATAATAACCTCTTCCCGTAGTAGGACTCACCATAGGGGTCATATACTTGGATACAACTTCATCAGGAACTATTTTATCTATAAACTTCTGCCCCTGCTCAGCCGCATTCTTACCTAAAGTCTTGAACTTTAGTGAACCGGGTTCATAGACAGTGTAAGTTCTTTTTACCCTTTTATCTGTAGGCAAGGCTAAAAATTCATCAAACTTAGATTCAGCAAGTTCTTTTCGTCGTGCTCTTAATAGTTGTAGACGTTGAGCTGAGTCAGCCAACTCTTGTTTTGTAGCTTCCATTTGTTCAGGAGTGCGTCTTCTATCTACAATAGAATCAAATACTTTCTGCTCCTCAGCTATCTTTTGATCAACTAACACTAGTTCTTCTGAAGGTTTATCAACAGCCTTCATCAAACGTTCAACACTTAGCCGTGAAGGATTGTCATAATCATACAAAACCGAAAGGTCACGCTTATTCAACGAATCCTTGAAAGCCTGAAGTTTGACCTTCTCATGTGCAGCCAGCCCTCTTTCACCAACTCTTTGAACGACGCCTTCATAGTCGTCGATTCTTTTCAGAAGCATGTAGGTATCAAGGTCATCAGCCTCCTTCATATACCTATCGTAGCTTTCATGAAGTCTCAACTCTGCCACCGTCAACTGCGGAGGTGGAGGGGGAGGTGGGGTAGGTGCAATCGGTTGCACAACGGGCTTCACATCAATAAGCCCGTATTTCTCCTTCAATGCCTGTGAGTAGGCATCATACTTTGCCTTCGTTCTTTCGTATTCACTGCTGGTCTTATCCATCGTAGCCAACTTACCCTCAAGTCGGCTAATCTGACCTTGAAGCTCATTCTTCGTCATCTTCAAGCCGGATTCATAAGTCTTCTGGAACCATTCCTCCTTCGGTCTGGCAAAAACCAGACTACCTTCAGGAACATCCAAAGACTCACCCGGCATGAAGTAACTACTACCATCCCAAGGCTGAATCAAAATGTTCGGATCACTGAGATCAGGGATCAACGAACAACGACAGTTGATACTCAATGTACCGTCTCCGGGGTGCATTTGACCTGACGGGAACGGCGAAGCAATCGGAATCCAACCAGCACCTTCATTCAACGTATGCTCAGGACGAACGCGAGCATCACCAACAGTAATCCACTTCTTTGCCTTTACTCCAGAACGTCCAAAAGTATCAAACATGGCTCCGTTGAACGCCTGCTGAGTCTCGGTGCGTGCAATCTTCAATGCACGCCACTCAGGAATCTTAGTTGACTTGACCAAGGCTTGAGCAGCTTGATCAACAGAACCACCATTGATGAAGACGACATCTCTGATGACCTTACGGGCATCCTGAATCGTCTCCGCAAAAACACCGTTTCCATGCTTGATAGCTCTGTTCTCAAGCGTAGAGAGAAGGTGCTTGTCTTCAAGTCCAAACTGGACCGTCTTGCCTTCGGCCTTCTGAGATTCACGCTTTGCCAAAACGGTGAAGCCCATCGACTGCAAAGCAGTGATGGCTCCTTCCTCGTATTGATCGAGGCTGAAGTCATGCAAAAGCTGAATCAAGTCCTTACGCTCCGGCTGATCCAACAGACGATCAACAATCGGAGAAAACAGTGCCGCAGACCTTTCCTCGGCAAGTTTTGTACGTTCTTCGGTTGTCAAAGACATCTTGTTCAGCAACTCACCCTGCACTCGGGCCTTTTCAAAAATCCCACCAGCAGCCAACATCTGAACAAGCTTCGCGTACCAGTTGCCAAGAAACTCAAAAACCTGAGACTGAAACTGCGTTTCGTTCTTAGCCGCATGACCGCGAAGGTAGCTCTTCAAAACGATGAGCTTACTCGACTTCCAAAGCAATTCGCTCTGGAGTTCACCTTTCTGTGCAAGCATTTGCACAGTTTCATGTTCGGCACCCTCGTTACTCATTTCTTCTCGCTGTCGTCAACCATCTTCTGACGAATCTGAGAGACTTCTTGCGTTGCCTTCTCGATGATTGCGTCAACGTTGTCGCCCATCGAATCCATCATCATAACGCCAGCGGGACCAGCCTTGATGAACGCCTTGTCACCACCCTTGATCGGATCACCAATCTTGGCATTCTTCCTGATTTCGTTGACAGTAACAGCACCCATCGTCGAGTAGCCCTGCCAAACTCGCATTTCAGCTTCAAGGTCACGGATATCAAGCGGATCAAAGTGCAGCTTGATCATCGTAACGCCGAGACCCATACGGAACATATTTCCGAGGACTCGTTCCCATCTCTTCTGAGATGGAGTTACGATTCGATCCTTGTAAATCTCGGCCTGAGATAAGCCTTTGCCCGAGCCAAGATTCGCCGCTTCCGCGATACCAATGATTGCAGGACTGACGCCGTGTGCCGTCATAATGCCCTGCGTGTTGTTCTTACGAGTTGCTTGGAACGATCCTTCCTTAGTATCAGAGTTCAATTTCTCAAACCGAACCTTCACTTCACCACCCGCAGAAGGCACGGGGATGATAAGAGTCTTGTGAGCAGACCCTTTTACATCATTGGCAAAGAACTTCATAATCGTTTCTTTGACAGGATCAGCGAGCTTTGCACCTTCCACAATAACAGCGTACTGCGGAACAGCGTTATGCTCGAAAAACTGCAAGAAGAAATCACGAATATGGATGTTCGCAAGCAAGTGACCCAAAGCAGGAATTACATCCGTCAGACCATAGTAGATCGTGTTCGGGTGGTGCTTCGGAATCCAGAGAATCTCGTTGGCAGCCTTGTTGAAGTCATTGGTTGGCTTACCAGTTTCACGATCAATAAAGTTCCAATCGTGAGTCTTATCACCAATATCCCCGTCCAAGCGAGGATTGTAGTACGACGGCTTACCCGTGATGGGGTCTTTGCGGTTCTTGCTAACGACCTTCTGCCCAAACGGTTGATAATACATCACCTGCTGGGAAGGACGCATTTCCACAAAACCACGCCAACCACGAATAACCCGCAATCTGCTTGCAGGAACGTGGTCAATTCGAGCAATCTTCATATCACGAGAACGGATGATCTCAATAGCACCGTATCCGATGCCCTCATAATCCATACCGGCTCTTTCCAACACACCCTCAAAGCCAAGAACATCATTGCATTCCTCAATGAACTGACGAACAGCAAGAATCTCGGCTTCAATCTTCTTCTTTGCTTTTGGATCAATCTTCGTTGCATCAAAGGTTTGACCAGAAGGCATCGTAGTAGGAATAACATCCCACTCACGCCCAACTGCATCAGTCACCTTGGTTTTCACGCAACGGAAGTGAGTCTCATCAACTTCCATGAAGCGAGCCAAAATCTCAGGCGAGTACGGAGGCTCAACAATCGGATAACCAGAAATATCAGATTCGATTGCCGCAACATTGACTTCTTGAGTCTGCTGGGTCGAACCTTCAATATACTTGGTCTTTTCCGTCTTGAGAATAGCCTCCTCAATCTCGGCCTGCTTTTCGTCAATGGTCTTACCTTGCAAAGCTGCAATCGTTTGCATGGATTGACGAGCGGCCATTTTCATCAACTCAGTCGGAGACGCGAGCTTGCCATCATCCGTGATGAAGACTTGTGAGATTACAGCCTCACCGTCCTCACCCGGCTTGGTGACGTACTCAGCGAGACTTTCGCCGACTGAGCGATCAGCGACAATCGTGTTGGGGTCTTTATCAGCCAACGGAGATATCCTCAAGAGTGACTTCATTCAAGACACCAGCCGCAAGCATGTCATAAACATCTGCGTGTCTCTGGTGGTCTTTACACTTCGACCACTCGTATTTGGTATTTCCGCTTCCGTCATCAACAATCTGACGGATAGGGCCACAGACCTCATCACTGAACTCACCATTCAGGATTGCACGGAAATTCTCCGGCAACAAAGTCTTGCCCATCTTGAACAAAGCAAACGCTCTGTCCAGAGCAGAGGTTCTATCAATCGTAATCACTCTCTCTGCATAGTTGTATTTCGGTCGAGCGTCCTTACCTTCCGCTCCATACCGACACAACCATACAGGAATCGACGAGTTTCCTTGGAACTCCTGAGCCAGAGTTGCCTCGGGCATTGAGTCCATGCAAGCAACTTCAACGTGATATCTCTCAATCAGTTGATGCAACTCTTCAACAGTACGAACCTTGCCAATGAAAACTGCTCTACGCTTGTTTCCCGGCAAGTGCTGAGAGATTCTTACATCAAACACACCACCAACGTCGATACCCATTGTGCAGGGACCGGGGTGCTGATCTCCGGGCACATAGGCAACGTTGTCACCAATCTCAAACATCAGACCCTTCTCGATGCACTTATCGAGAATGTTCTCTGTCACTCTGTTACCAATGCCCTGATAAGGCAAACCAAGGTCAGAGTTGTAGAACTGCTGCAAACGAGCCGGGTCGTAAATCGCTTTCTGAAATCTCTTCCACATGCCTGCAACCGAGTTGATCGGGCTGCAAAGCATCGAAATGTGATACCCTTCAATGTTACTTGAAGGATTACGAGGCACCCACTTACCTGCCTGAGAGACTCTATCAATCTCACCGCCGCAATGCGGGCAGATGATCTTGATTTCTCTCATGCAACCTTCTTCCCACTCCTCATCACGGAGACGGTAGCCGACCACGTTTCCGTCTTTATCCAAGACTTCTTTCACGACAGTCTTGAACCAATCCATCTCCGAGAACTTGCCACAGGACTTACAAGGAACTTCCCACTCCCTCTGATCAGAGGTCTGATAGAACTTGTTGATGCCACGACCAGTAATCTTCGGGTTTCCGATGTAGCGAGTGAACTGATATCGGGAAGCCCGCAAACGGTCGAGAGCATACTCAACGTTATCCTGATCACATTCATCAACTTCTTCCACCACGATCAAGTCAGCCGGGAACTCCTTGAAGTCTGCCAGCACGTTAGAACCAACGTACTTGACAACACCCTTGCCAAACGACTTCAAGGCAACGCTATCAAAGAAGCCGTTGCCAATGATCTTCTTATATTCGTCCACTCGTTCAACACACCGATTCACGCGGTTCTGAACGTAGGTGGTACGAGCCTCAAATTTCGGCACAACGAAGAAGACTGACAGACCAACGTAAGCACAAGCAAAGTGATCAACGATGGCCCATTCTGATTTCAAACTCTGCACAGAGCCTTGCAAAACAATGTGCGGAGACACGCTTTCATACAAAGCCCGGATGTGAGGATAGTGAGCAAAGTCCATCCGCTCGCCACGAGTATTTACATGATGATCAAGTGCAAAACCAAGACGAGCCTCACGGATTTGGAGAAGCTTCTCCATAACCATGAGGTCCGTCTTGGACACTTCACCAAAGAGTTCTGTGGCTGATACGGTCAAAGTTTTCTGCCCTTTGTCAACAGCTTCAAGATGTCGTTCTTGATCTCATCCTCACTACGTTCAGGTCCAGTCTTCTCCGGGCCAGTGTCATCTGACTTGAGCTTGAGATACATCTTTTCAGGCTCCTTCGGAACAAGGCCCGTTTGGAGCATCAAGTCGATTTTCATTTCACGGGCTTTCATCGCCGTCTGAATGAACTTCAACTTGTTCTGCTTGCCAACCTTCGTCTTTCCTGCCTTCGGTGTCATCAACCCGGTTGCAGGATCGACGACCATCTCCTTTTCATCCGTAGACTGACTTGCCTCAAACAAACAAGTCGTCTCAATGTTATCCAAAAACGCCAAAGAATCGGCCAACAGGTTTGCAGCGGGTTCCTGCTCGATTCTCTGACGATACTCTTCCGTGTATTCCTTCAGCAGTCTGTAAACGGTTGACGGATCAACTCCGTAACTTCTTGCGATGGCACTTACCGGGATACCTCTCATCTTCAAATCAAAACAAGTCTCCATTCTCTCACGCTTCGAGAGTCTGGTAAACTTGTCTTCTGGGCCTTCGGGAGTCTCTTTGGCTTCTCCAGCCGACAACTCATCGAAAAGCTCAGTCAGAGATTTAGTTGAGTCGGTTTCCTCGGGCAATCGTTTGCACTCGCAATGTTAGGAGCCTGTACGCCGCAAACTCTGCAATGCGGCGTGCCACATATTATACCCGATTCTTAGATTCTGTCAATACCTAAAACGTGCCTTACCGTCAGTATTTCACCTTGCTCCCCACTGATTCAGTGGTAGACAGTGGTGCATCACTCAACTGACGATCAATCGCAGTCTTGATGAACAAGTTTGCGTTGACCCCAGAGGCACGAAGGTTCTCGACCATTTTCTTCACGCTATCAAGTCCACCCTTGTCCAGCAAGATCACCGTTTGCAATGATCCCTTGAACGTGAAGTGCAAGAAACTTTGATCAATCGTATCTCCAGCCTCAGCGAAGATGGTGGAGATTACATCCGTGAGAGCATCAACAGCATGGACATCTTTCTTGCTGTCATCCAGCAAGGCATCCAAGAATGTCTTTTCTCTCTTGTCCTTCTCCTCAATGACGTGACGAGAGAACTCAGCCTCATTGTCAAAGCCGAGCAAGTGAGGAAGCTGATGCTTCGGAATCTCATACTCTTCCTGAAGACTCTTCACCAAGGCAGTGAACTTTGCATCGTTCAAACCACCAGTCAACAAGTTACGTCGAACAGTCTTGAGTTTCTGTGTCTTCTCATCCCAATCAGCATGGACAAATGCAGGAATCTGCTCCATGCCCAACACTTTTGCAGCCCGCCAACGGTGTTCGCCACCAATGATCTTGTAAATCGGATACTCAGGCTTCGCATCCGGGTGATCAGGCCACGGGACCACGTTGATGGCTCCTTCAAAGCCATCTTCTTTGATCTCCTCAACCAGACCATTGAAGGTCTCAGTTGTCTGCTCATTGGGATTCCAATCATTCGGGAAAACCTGAGCAACGGGAATCATCTTGATCTCACGGACTTTGACCGTCATACTCGTTTCCCTTCTTGCGTGCAACCACAAAAATGTTGTCTGGGCGGTCTTTACCTCTCCACCCATGCGTTTCAAACTCAATGACGTAAAACCCCGCTTGTTCCAACAGATATTTCATACCTGAAGGCGTATAGCGGTAGTAATCCTTCTGCCAAGGCTTCTCGTGGATGCCAAACCAAAATGGAGTCGTCAATACAAGGTGCCCGGCCTCTTTCAACACCCTGTTACATTCTTTCAAGGCTTTGAGCGGTTCCTCCACATGCTCCAAGACTTCCGTGCAAACGATTGCACCAACAACCCCGGATGGAACCATACTCATATTCTGAGCATCACCTACGAACTTTGGATTCAACTTTGATTCGTGATCCAACGTCCAGTATGGTTTTACGTCAATCTCCGGCTCATTTGATCTGTAACCCGCACCCACATCCAACACCGGACCCTTGAAATAGCCTTTCGCGGCACAACGCTTTACGAATCGACGGATTCGTATACGGTTCAGCCTTTTCAGCCAAAATTCATACTTGTACCAAGGCGTTGCTAACCACATAGGCATATTCTACCTTTCAAACCGCACTTCGTCAAGTGTTCCAACATCTTTCCATCCGAGTCTCAGCATCGACGTGCGAATCGAATCGCGGGTTCCGATGTAATACTTGCGTGCCCCAACAGGCTTACTGAAGTCCACCTTCGTATCAGAGTTCGCCTTGATGAACTCATAAACCTGCTGGAGAGTCATCGGTTTGTCAATGCGAGGAAGTAGGTCTTTGAACAGGGGAGCAAGCTCTACCCTACTCAGTTTCTCCGCAAAAGTCTTCTCCATCCAGTCGATTACCACATGATTGCTGGATTCAGTCTTAGAGACCCTCAAAATCAACTCTCTGTTGCTCTTTACTACGTCTTGCACTTTTGCTGTGTTGTAGTTCTCTTTGATCCACCGCAACAATGCGAGCAACTCTGTTTCGTTTCTGAAGACGAAGGGGTAAGAATCATCCCACGGATACGGGATCGAATTCTTGTAAAAGATTGGCACAACGCCGAGAAGCGACATCTCAAATACGCTACCATGATTCAGTCCTTTGTCACCGTTGAACCACATGATAAACACATGAGATTTCAACGCATGTTGCCAGAACTCCCTACGAGGGCACTTCACATTGACTTCCATCCAATCAAACTTTGCGGATGGTCCTGCCATGCTGGGAGTCGTGATGACAAACTTCAAAGCCTTGTCCATCATCGTGAGCTTCTTCATCATCGTGATGATAGCATCATAGTTGAAGTTCAGGTTGATGCTGAAGCCATAATGAACCCGGAAGCCATCACCCTTCTTGACTCCCGCTGCTATTGCTTCCTCATAGACCTTATTGACTTCCTCAACATCACTACAAGGCTTGACCCACATCGGCTTGGCCAAAACTCGATTGACAGTTGTGGCAGAAGCCAGCACTCTCAACTTCTCGATGAACTGCCTACGAGAGTCAATGTTACATTCAGGTCCACAACCAAACAAGAAAGCATCACCAAAAGCAGCATTGATGAAATAGTCTGCTTCCGAATACCTTGAAACATAGTGATGCTTGTCTGCATCCAACGCATAGTGGAAGTTACAAACCACCACTTTGCTATCAAAGTTTGTCTGACTCATTCCAACCTGTCCCATGAGAGAACCCATGATCACAGGCTTCTCACAAAAGACAGCATCAAAGAAATAGTCACCGCCGTCAATATCAAAAAGCCGAGGCAACTCCGGTGGGAGAATGCACTGCTCAATGATCTGACTCGGTGACATATCCACTTCAATGAACTTGAACTGATCTTTGAACGGCTCAACCTTATAGAAGGCATTGCGTTGCTCCGTCAATGCGTTTCTTGGCACGGGCCAATACACTCGCAAATTCGGATTCTTAGCCGCCCACTTCGGAAAAAAGCCCGTTGCCCAGCCATAGGCATGGTCAGTGGCTAGAGAACCGGGGGATGAGGTATGGGGAAGATAGAGTACACGCAAGTTTTTACTCCTAAAACACTTCTTTGAACACTTCCCCATACTTGCGAAAGAAATCTTTCCTCGCAGTGGCGTATGAGAAATCACCTGTTTCATTCTTGAAGGGGCTAAACTCCTGCTCTCTCAACACCATGAAAAACAAAACATCTGGGTCCATCATCGCAGGGAGGTCCAAGATGCTTTGCTCAAATCTCGTAACTCCATTCTTCACAATCTTGTGTTTCGGAAGTCTGTGCCTGAGAGTGGGTGCAATCGTTTGCATAAAGTGAGCCGAGAACATACTCATGCCTGTAAGACCAAACGAGATGCCTTGTCTCTGCTGAGCCTCTGGGTCATAGTAGTCAACCGTTCTCACCCGCGAGTTTTCCAAGAACACTCTTGCACAAGGTTCATCTGGAATCAACTCTACAATCTTCACTCCGTAGTTCTTACTCTCCTGCATCATCAATCCAACAAACGTCGGATCAAGCATTTCTACCAACGGATTATCTATCAACATCAAAGACAGATAATCAATCGACTTCATCGACAGAACGTTGGTAAACCCGGCCCTATCAAACGCCTCAAAAACATTACCTGAGCCTTTCGGGTAAATCACCCCGTCAGACGCAGGCTCTACTTGCTGCATGAAGAAATAGACCGACTCAAGACCCCAATTCTTATTGCGTGCAAACGTTTGCACGATCTCTTGGTAGTTGGAGGGGTTCGTCATTACAAACAAAGTCGTATTCTTGCAAGTTCGATAAATCTTGCGAGCATACAACTCAAACAAAGTCTCATTGTTCGGCCCAAATTCAACCAATCCCTTCGACGTTGCTACTTTGGCTCGTGTGCCGACACCACCGGCAAGAAGGATGACACCAATGCCACCTCGATCCAAAACACTTTGTCCAAGTCGTGTGGCTTTTTCATGGGCCTCACTTCGCATCAACTCGGGAGGTCCGAAGAATCTTACCACATCGAATGAACTCATTGAACTCCTCCATTGATGCAAACGACAGGTCAGGTTCGGAGATATTCGGCATGTCTTTGTACGGTCCAGTGTGGATTCTGCACGTCCTCATGCCTACGGCTCGTGCAGGTTCAGTATCGTGGTCCGGCCTATCTCCGATATGAAGAATCTGATCAGGCGGAACCAACGTCTCAAAGATCGCTTTCTTGTAAAATCTAAGGTCTGGCTTTTCTACGCCAAGCTCCTTAGAAATACCAATCCACTCAAAGCAATCGTGGATTCCCCACTTCCTCAAATACTCGCGTGTTTCAACTCCTTGATTGCTAATCACAATCAAACGAAAACCCTTCTTGCGAAGAGTTGCCACGCAATCAATTGCACCCGGATAAGGCTCAAAGTCAAACTTATGCCACGGAGACTCTTTGTGCCACTCCGCAGCAAAACCGGGACTATTCGTGAAGTGAAGAATCGTGTCGTAACTTCGACTGTTTGACTTACGTTCCTCTTTCGGGACAGTGCAGAGCCTTTTGTAATACTCTACAACCTCAAACGGATGACGATGCTGAAGTTTATTACACAGCCACTCTGCCCACTTCCAAAGGCGAGCATCCTCATCAAAGAGTGTCCATCCGACATCAAAAGAGATGACTTCTACGTTCATTCTTACACTTCTGTTTGGGAGGCCGTGCTGAGGAACTCTCGCCAATCTGCGGTCATTGTCTTTTCCAATGCCCAGATGCGAATTTCATTCAGCTTGACCCTGTGTGCCAAAAACCAATCACGCTTAGCTTCAGTCATTGCCGCAGTCCAATTGCGGGCAAGCTCACCATCCGTAGTGAGCCACAAGTCCATTGCCTTGCGATTACCTGTGAGGTTACGGCACCGACATCCTTCACGAAGGAAAACAATACGGCCCAAGTCCTCAGAATCATACGGGCAGGATGTCTTCTTCGCAAAAACAGACAATGCAAGTTTGCCGATGCGTGTGTGCTTGTCGAGAGCGGCAAGGGGTAGCACATCTTCAAAGAACTCAACATCAGCAAATTCGTCTTGCCGTGCTTCCCACTCCATGTAATCGAAATGCTCAGAAACTACATAAGGGGCTGCAATGTTGAATCCTTCTCGTGTGAACGATGCACCTCGGTCAGCGAGATCAACAAGCCATGCCTTGTCACCTACATACGTCTTGGCCTCGTCGTATGCAAACAAGGTGTCCTTCGACAAGAAATGCAGTCGAAGGTTTGCAAGATGCTCCCAGCCCTTATCTCGAAGCAGTTTGTCTACATACTCTTGGTCATTCTTCATCAACCAAGAAACGTAGACAGCCTCCTGAGACTTGGCTGCCTTCACCAATGCTTCAATGAGCGTTCGGACATCCTCCCAACGCTTGTACCCCGCACGGTACTCGAAGAACTTACGCAGTGCCGTCGTATCACCGCAACAGTCTTCAAAGAGGATGGTCCACAAACGACGAAAGAGTTGCTGTGGGTCTTGTGCCCAAGCAACGTAGCCGCACTTGATTGCACCCTTCAACTTGCCAAGGCGAACAGCCTTTTGCAAACCTGAGATGCCAAGATAATACAGATTCTTATTGCCTTCGCTCATCTTACTCTCTGGAAAACAGGTACTCTTCCTCCGGCATCCTCATATCCATTTGCAAGTAGCACAAGTCTCATTGCAAACGGTGTGAGGCTCCGAAGGGTTACTCCATCTGCCTCGGCACATGCTTGGGCAGTTTTGATCAGATCGTCATATCCTAACAGATTGTCACGGGTTTTGTCAAGTGCCTGTTGAAAATACTTTACGCCCATTACCGTGGACAAGTTCTTCCAACTCTCGGCATGAAAGTCCTGTGCAATCGTTTGCAGAGACTTTGACCATCGAGGACTCAAGTGGTCCAGATCAAAGCCTTTGATATGCTCCATGCACGCTTCAACCTGCTTCGGCACCTTATCCCAATTCTCTGCAATCCATTTCAATGCCACAGGCAGTTGCTTCTCAATATCAGTTACGATCCACGGATGTCCTGCGGGCATTCTCTCCCGAATCCACGGAGCATCAATAACAATCGGTAACATGCCAGATGCAATAGCTTCGTTGTAAGCAAAGCCTGTTGTCTCTGATTCCGTCATGCAAACCAGAATGTCCCCATCCGCCAGATTGTTGTGATACTGCTCACGGGACTGCCCGTTTCGCATCTCAACGTCTACATGCCTACACGACACTACCCCGTCTTGCTGAGACGAATTCAAGAACTTGAACTTCTTTCTCAGTGACGGGTGCAAGTTGTCCAACCCTGCACAAATCTTCGTGAGGTTCCTCTTTGACTGATACGTTCCAGCATGGAACACAGTCAACTGTCCTGTCTCTGCGATTCTCTTACGTCGAGCCTCAGCATACGCAGGCACTCGGGATCGAATATGACTCAATCTTACCGAGTGAGGAATCACTACACACTTCTTGTCTACCGCAAGCACTTCAGCAGGAGACAGATGCTTTCTCGCAAGACCGATCAAAAGTCCTCTCTCATACTCACTGTTCACATACAAGACCTTGCAAGTCATTGCACTCGCAAGAGTCGCTACAATTCCTGCTTTTTCCACTTGATGAATCACATTTTTGTCATCAAGGGCTTCATTCAACATTGCCGCCACAGGCACATCAACAGGCAGGAACCATGCTCCTGCTCTCTTGATCAAACCAAAGTTGAAGTTGAAACTCTGAAGCGTGTCTCGCGTCAAGATCATGTCATATGCGAGGTGTGAACTATCAGGATGAATGAAGTTCAGCAGTTCATTGCTCGGGAACGGACGGAACTTCCAAACCTTCTCAGGTCCAAGATGGATCACCGAACACCAATCCGCCTTGGTCAACCTCTCCGGCAACACCATGTTACTACTAAGAGGCGGTCCAACAAAGTAAGCATGGAATCGTCCATCCATCTCTTTATTGAGTGCCTCACAGATGTCAATGCAAGAGTTCACAGCACTGCATGAACCCAAGTCATCGCTTGAGTGAAACACAGACCAGATTACAAGACGAAGTGCATTCATTCAGATCACCAATGCGTTGAAAAAATCGTTCAGGTTGCCCATGTCAACGTCCGCTCTCTTACCTATGTGACCTATTCTCTGCTGGGAGAATGGACCCTGCTGAGAAAACCTGATTGTTCTCAT